GTCCATAGTGTACTGGTCACGGCGAAACTCACGACGCATCTCTGTTGTAGGACCAAACAGTCCACGCTTGTCCTTATCTAGACTCAAAGATCTATCGGACTCAAGGACTGTCGGATCGTTTGCTTTGTATTTAATTTTATACCCATCCTTAGTTGCTTCTACTTCATATGATGAGTAGTCACCCCTAGGAAACTGAATTGCAGGGAACTCTGGAACTGAGTTATCTTTAATCAGATAACCCAGCAATCCAATATGTGCTACTGCAAATAGACTTCCTGCGGCAATCGCAACAGTCTTTAGCGGTTTCATAATCCTGGTACTTGAATAGGTACAGGTCCTTCAGTTGCAGATGGCAACGATGGAACTGCACTGTCCAACATCCCAGGAATAGCATCAGTTACTGCTGCGGTAACTGCCTTAGTGATGCGCTCTCTTGCTTGTTCAGCAAGTGCTTCTCTATTGAGATACACATACGTACCACCACCAATGATAGAGACAGTCCCTAAAAAGGAAACTACTGCTAGTGCGTTAATTAGTTTTTGCATAATCACATTTTGTAAGTGTCGTCGGTAGTAATCTTAAGTGGTGCTTGTTCAACTTTAATAGTTTGAACGGGACCAGAAGATTTTGCAGCTTCGATTAGTTTTTCCAAATCTGCTTTAGTGATACCGCCAGCAGGACCTGCTGCAGCGTTTGCACCATTCATCTTCATAGTACCATCACCAGATTTCTTAGCCGTTTGAACCCCGAACGTAGCTAAAACCCCAGTGAACACGGAGGCTATGAAGGTCGGATCGAGATCTTGTTCAGGAAACTGAAGTGCTTTAGGAAGATCTACATATGCTAAGGTAAGGATACCACCAGACCATACTAAAATTCCTAACCTTACGAATGTAGACAAGATAGCAAGTTGCTCTTCCTTGTCTTCAGATGCCTCTTTGAGTTTGCCGAATATACCCTTCTTTTTGGGTTCCTCGGTTTTTACTTCTTCGGACATTCGTAAAAAGCGTGGCAGCTCTATTTATTATCTAGCAACCCTCACAGTCATCCTTCTTCCACTTCTTACGTACGCGCTTTAATTCTTTGAGTTCGATCTTAATATTTTCATAAGCAGTCTCGGCATCGATCTTCTTTGCCAATTCCATAGCACAAATCATTCCAACACGAGTGCCGAAAAGTTGTACTGCCTTATCATAACAATCTTGATCGTCGTACATACTAAGCTGATTCCACTTTCTTTTTGCCAATATTATACTTGCTTTCAAGTATCCATTCACTCTTCTCCTTAAAGGCGATGACTTTGATTTGATTGAGCGGAGCAACGTCTTCAATCTTATCGTCGGTAACGATACCGATAAGTCCCCAATCGGACAAAAGTTTTGCAATGCGATTCCTCCTCTGGATGTCGTTGCTGGTTAGGTTGGCGTGTTTGCCATCCAGCGCGAACAACTCCTTGAAGTGTACGATGTAATACTTTCCCTTCTTATGAAGAATATGACAGGACTGAAATAGTTTCTTCTCTTTACGAGAAGCCACACCAATCCTAGTAAGGGTCTCACGTACCTTCAGAAAATCATCTGGTTGATGAAGAGTAACCTCTACCATCATCTCTGGATCCCAAGCAATATCTTGAGCTTGATCCATCATCCTTTTCCTCCTGTATTCATTTTTGATCTAATCAATTCAATCTGATCTTTGGTCAGAATTCGCAACGCATCCCGTGCTTTTTCATCTGAATACTTGAAGTATTTTTTGATGAGGTCAAAGTCTTCGACTTGTTCCTTCTTTTGCCAGGGAGAGAAACGGCGTTTCTTTCTAAGAGTATTTAGATAAAACGAATATTGAAGATCATTGTCAAGACCGTGCCAACGATTCATCTCGTTGACTAGGAGAACAGCATCAATGTGCCCAGACAAACAACGATTCACAATGTATGCTGGATACTTTTTCATCCAGTCATCTCCACGCTCACGAAGATCTTCTTTGCTAAAGTTGACGCTAGTTAGATAATCGCCAAGTGGATACTTACTCATAGGATGTCAGAGATGCTGATGTCGTCAGTTGGGTGTGATTGAAAAACAATACTATATCTTCGTGGATAACCATCACGTACAGGAGGACGTGCAAGATGAGGGATAGTTGAATCAAACTTGATCAGTCTACCTGCTCTAGGGAGAACTGACTTAACTATATCATCAGTTTCACTATCGACAAATATAGTTTCTCCACCCATATCAACTGACCACTCAGGATTCACATACAAAAGATATGTAATTCCTTTGGGACTAAATGAATCAACGTGAGGTGATGGAGAGTCACCGTGACGAAAACAGTTGTACAGACATTTCTTTGCTCTAGGTTTACCTATCGCTTCATAGATCTTGGTAGCGATGGGTTCCAGTTCGTCCATAGTAAACGTGTTGCCCAGCGTATAGTTTGCTCCAGTATCAGGACTATCTGCTAAACGCTGCCACCCACTGTACATATCCAGATAATAATATGCTTCCTGACAGAGACGACGTGGGATAGCATTATCAATAACTTCAATCATTAAGGAGTTGTTCGATGACGGTTTGGTTTTTGTAATTTGTGATCAACAACTCTTGCTTAGATTTGTTGTCGTGACGGTGTTGCATACCGTACGTTATAGAGAACTTCGTTTGATTGAAATCGGAGAAGAGTTGTTCGATGTTCTCATTGATGTTGTAGGTACACATCCACCAAAACTTAGATCTTTGACAGTCGATGGCAAATTGCCTGTGGTCAAATCCCTTGTGCATAGTGCCTCCCTTTCCACCATAGAGAAAGTCCTTAATGTCATAAGGAGGGTCCAGGAATAGAAAGGGGTCATCAGTATCTTCGAGTGCCATAACATATGTATAGTTCTCGTTTGTAATCTTCCAGTTTTGTATCAACTCAGAATACTCAGGAAGACGACGTGCACCACGCAAAGTGAAGTTCTGGTTTGATGCTTGAGGAGAAAACGATGAGTTCTCAGTCAATCCAGAATATGAACACTTGTTCATAATCCAGAAATAAACTGCTGACATCAGTTCATTCGTTTGATCGATTTGATCTTTAGCAGTCAGGAACAGGTCACGTGCCTTATCAGGTGTGTCATACTCGTTCTTGAAATGACACAACAGATCAGACAGTTCTTCACCGCGCTCTTGCAGTTGAACCCAGAAGTTGTAGAGATGAACGTACTTGTCATTTACCCAGACAGGAATCTCAGGATACCTCTTGGTAAATTCAATCGCTACAGATCCACCACCAAGAAAAGGTTCACGATATTCTGTGAATGTTTTGGGCAATCCATCTACTAGCATCTTTGCTACTCTGGACTTGCCACCAGGATACCTAAGAGGCGTCTTGAGGGATTTCATAATCAGGTTGATGGTACTTCAAGTATTCCCAGAATGTAAGTTTCATTTCTTTCTGGGTCATTCCACAATGCCTAGCAGCAGTGGGCAGATTCATTGTAGCACGAAAAAGTGCTTGGTTTGCTTCTTCCACATTTTGTGGTGTTGTCTTGACCTTTGGGTCAATAAGTTTGGTCTTGTCAATTTGTACTAGACCCATTAATAAGATGCCTCCATTCCTTGCACACTGATATTACCAGATACCGATATGCGTTGTCCAGAGGATTTGAATGGATACACATAATGATTCAACCAGTTTGGGAAGATGAACACGTCACCCTTCTCTGGTTTGATAGGTCCATAGACACTCCTTGACCCTGGCAATTTCTCCCCGTAGGTAAAGTGTATAGCGCCTGCAGCAGGAGACTCATCGTACATCCCATCAGGAACATCAACAAAGGCGACAAAACTAAAATCTCCATCGTGACTGTGTACAGGTTGCCAATCTCCAGCAACCGAAAAGTTTACCCAGATCGGTTCGCAATCAAGCATACACCGATCACCATTTACTTTACCCAAGTAATCACGAGTCATACCGTGAATTGATCTAAGAACTTCATCACTTGGATAGATGAATAACTGATCCTCAACTTCACCTACCAGAATACCAGAAGCATCACCACCTTCTACTGCCGCATCAAAAGCATTAGCAAGTAGTTGCTTCCTCACAATTTCTGTGAGTTTGCCCTTATAGATGTAGGGACCAAAAGGAGAGATAATCATTTCGCGTTCACTTTGAGATTTACCATATTCTGACCGTACGGTCCAAAGTTTACACCACCATCTGGGAGACAATTCCAAGCAATAGCAGCACGTGGTTCAGGACCGTGATGAGGTACAGACCAGTGTATCATCCAACTTGGCCAGATCAATAGTTGACCAGGTGTAGGTTCAATAGCAACGGCGTTCTCGTACGTACCACTGATGATCTCCATCTGGTTCATCGTACGTGCCGTGAGAGGGTCCTGGAAGACCGTAGGAGACCCCTCTGTGAGGTAATAGATGCCAGAGAAGTATGCGAAGGGATGTCTGTGTGCCTGATGGCATCCACCACTGTCAGGACCACTTACGTTACCCCAAGAAAGACAGACCTTAAAGTCACCTTGGAACTGCAGTTGTTCTTCTTCCTTGATCTCTGCAAGGCACTTCTCAAACCACTGATGCAGTTCAGTAAACTCTTCTCTCTCGTGCAAGTCTCCCTTGGTAGTCTCAACCATATTAGGGATATTAAACAACCCACGCTCCAACTCCATAAGAGTCTCAAGCGTGGGTGCTACCAAATCCTTATTATCAAATGAGTAAAACTTAACTGGAAAGAACTCGTGACTGTCCATAATAATTAATGTTCAAGATAGTACGGTCTTTATGGAACATAGGAGCATTACCCGAATGATACCGAAGACCGTCAAAGATAACATACTTACCCTTTTCAGGATCAATATATTGTTTTGGGGTGACCTTATCAGGAGGAGTTCCATCATAGGTCTCCTTGTATATAGCAGTTGCACCATCACTATTATTTACGTAGTAGATCATCACATAATGAGGTAATGGTGAATCTACGTGTGGTTGAGTTGGTGGTACAAAATCTTTCGTAACTTTAGCGGCACGTACTCGAATCAACTCACTGAAATCTATATCAGGTTCGTTACGGATGACCCACTGCCACAGATCATTGAACACAATGTCATATGCATTCGATTGTATCTGGTTGTCTGTCAAGATTATATGCGCGAAATACGGATGCTCTTCATACCCCTTGAGTTGAAGAACTTCCGCATTGCCGTTGTATTTGGATGTGAATTCCTGATAGAACCAGGGAAAGGTATTGTCCCTGCAAAGAACTTCATAAATGTGATCACTGATTTTCTCAGGGACGTAACCTACCTTGATCATAGAATTAGTTTTTTCTTGTCAGGAGTTGCAATAGGAGAGAACATCTCTTTGTATTGATCCACGATACTGTCTTGAGTCTCTGCAATGTAGACCACGTACGATCGTGGGATGTCAATCTCAGTTCCCCTACCTTTCAGGATAGGAGACCAGGGAGCAAATGCCAAGGTCGATTGAGAAGAAGGTACTCCCACAATCGGGTTGACAATAGTGATGCTGTTTTCATCTTCATTAGTTAGGTCGGCAACAACATCTTCGCCAGACCACATACGGATTAGTTTTACGTTCATTTGAATTGACACTGCATCATAATTTCAGTTAGAAATGCCACCAAGTTGATCTCTTGGTCAGCAACGAAAGCAGACTTGTACTGATACTCACCGATGATGAGAACTGCTTGGGGAATGCTTTGAGGTTGGAGGTAGTCATAGAGAGAATCGTAGATACTCCTGATAATCGAATTGGGTTCATTGTCAAGGTTTTGTACTACCCACTTACGCATCTTAGTAAACTCTTTGTTCTTTAGATGAGTGCAAAGATCAGATACGTTGGTGGTTGCATTACCAAGAATGCCAGTATTGATTTCACCCTGAGCAGCATACCTCTGCAACTCATTAAGAGTACGTCGGAAGTCAGGGAAATACTTCTGGACTAGCGCCGCCAGAACGCGAGGTTCTGAATTGATCCGTTCCTTCTCAAGGATCTCTTGGACCCTCTTGAAGAAGTTTGCTGCGAGTTGTTGCTTGTTCCCTCCAGTGAACTCAACCACTGAGCAACGGGAATGAAGCGGTTCGATAATCTTGTTCTTGTAATTACAGGTAAAGATAAATCGACAGTTTCGACTAAACTCCTCAATAGACGCCCGTAGGAGGAGTTGTACGTCGTGGGTTGTGTTATCTGCTTCATCAATGATGATGACTTTGTGTTTAGCAGTTGATGAAAGCGAGACGGTCGAAGCGAAGTTCTTCGCATTGTTTCGGACAGTATCGAGGAAGCGTCCCTCGTCCGATCCATTGATGACATAGTAGTCTGCTCCAAGTTGTTCACAGAGTGCTTTCGCAACTGTAGTTTTACCGATGCCAGGAGGACCTGCCAACAGCAGGTTGGGAATCTCACCCTTCTCTACAAACTTGTTCATCACTTCCTTAGTTGAATCAGGAAGGATGCAGTCGTCAATAGTTTTGGGGCGATACTTCTCAACCCAGAGGAATTCACTCATTTCTTCTCCTTTTGTTTCTTTAACCACTCTTGGAATGCTTTCTTACCTGCCTCTACTTTCCACCAGGGAGCATAGAGGGGACCTTTGTAGTCCTTAGTCATTGGGAATCAGGTTCCAGAGCGATAAAGTAATTCAGTTTCTGACGGATGTTATCTTCATCCACCTGAACGAACTCGGCAACGCGAGAACCATAGATGGAAACACAATAGCGTTCTGGTTGAAGACGGAGGTTCTCAACCTTGAAACAGACGCAGAGGTCTTCATCAAGAGAACACTCACCGACAGGAACTTCGTACGTGTTGCTGGTGTCGTTCTTCTTGTCACATACACGCAAGGTCAATTTGCCGTGACGTGAATAGAGACAGAGATCGGGCACCTGATAAACATTAGCAGCACGGAGGAGACTGTCAAGTTGACCTGGTTCCAGAATGAAGGATACCCGACGCTCGTCAGGTGGTTCCAGATCTTTCTGAGGAGGTTGTACAACCAGGTCAGGATCAGAGAAGAAGTAGTTCGTATAGGACTTGGACTTCTCGTCACGGATTACAACCTTTCCATCTTGCTCGAAGTCAAGGACTGGAGTCTCAAAGAGTGAGAGACCAGAGAGAAATATACCCAGGTCGTAGATCGCCATCTGAGCAGGGAACTCTTCTTTAACTTCAGTAGAAGCAAAGATGTTCTTGTTGACAGAAATAGTACGGATCTTAGAACCAGGATTGATAACAATCGATTTGTTGATCGTAGCAAAGTTCTTGAGAGTATTGAAAGTATTTTTGGTGAGTGTAACTCGTGTCATTGAGGATAGGTGTCTGTAACTCTGGTTTTGTCGCTGAAGTGCAAGAGGAGCATACCGTAATGCAGGATCTTGATAATGTCCCTGCGGGCGGTGCCCTTCTTATCATAACGTGAAGCGTACTTAAGAATGTTGGATCTACAGAATGCTTCAGCGTCTCCACAGGACTCGATTAGATCGAGTGTCTGTATCTTATCATTACCTGCACTGTAATGTCCAGCGTAGGTGCTTGAGATGTAATCTCGGAGTTCCTTGAGGATCTCGTCCTCATTGTACTTAAACGACATAACCATACTGTTCGCGAAGGATCTTTTTGTAGGGAAGGTCTTGCTCTCGCAACTCCTTCACTAACTTCAACTTTTGATATAGGGCAGGATCACCTCCTAATCTCAGTGCCCCGATAATACTACCGAGTTCATCATCATTAATTGGGAGATCCATAAAGGGGGGTCTTTGACAACCCCCCAATAATATCACTCATCCTTGTTGAAGTCAACGTCAATCTTGTCGTAAAGTTCAATGAATGCCTGCTTGGTCTCATCGTCGAAACGGTTGATGCTGTACTTGATAGCATCTTCCTTGCTGCCAAAGATGGCAAATGCATTCACAACGTGAACCAGACGACGAGTAGAGATCACCTCATCGATACCACCATCGTAGAAGGTCTTACGGATGACCTGTGCCCAGTCAGCAAGGCGGTTGACGAAGTTAGTATCGTCACAGATCTTGCTGAGGATCTTTGCTTCGACTTGGGGAGAGGGATACTCTTGCTCCAGGGTGATAGCGAAACGCTCTAGGAACGCTTCATTGAGAACATTGGTTCCAATAAAGCGACCGTCATCGCTGCCTTTACCCTTAGTATTTGCAGTTGCAATAACATTGAATCCTTTTTGTGCTTTTACGTACTTACCGATTTTCTTGAGGAAGACACCCTTACCTTCGAGAACAGATTGAAGGCAGAGGATCTTGTTAGAAGCGAGGTCTACTTCGTCTAGAAGCAGCACAGCTCCCCTCTCCAGAGCATCGACGACTGGTCCATTATGCCAGACAGTTTCGCCGTTAACAAGACGGAACCCACCAATAAGATCATCCTCGTCAGTTTCAACGGTGATGTTTACACGAATGAACTCCCTATTTAGTTGAGCACACGCTTGCTCTACAGAGAAGGTCTTACCGTTTCCTGACAGACCAGAGATGAAGGTGGGGTAGAAGATGCCAGACTTCAGGATCTTCTTAATGGCATTGAAGTTGCCGAAGGGTACGTAGTTAGGATCCTTGACGGGAACCAGCACCTGTTCAACAGCAGGTGCAACTGCAGGAGCATTATAGGTCTGCTCCAGTTTTTCTGCAACAGTCAGGTTCCACTTGCCGATACCCGCCTTGTGATCCTTAAGACGCTTCTTAACGGTAGCGAAAGAACAGTCGAAGTGCTCAGCAGCAGCGAGCAGTTCAGGAGTGCCTACGGTCTCGCCGTGCTTTTCGGAGAGATAGGAAACGATGTCTTGGGTGGTCACAGGATGAGGAGCGAACATTGATTTGCTTTGTTTGGTATGTATATAAGATACCAAGAAAAAACCGCCCAGTGGGCGGTTGGTGGACACTTATGCAACTGTCTGGATGAAGGTGGAAATCAACCGCTTGTTTGCCTTCTTAGATTTGAACATCTTTTTGAATGCTGCGGTGAGTTGACTTCGAGACGCTTCACCAGATTCATAATTGTCAAGTGTCGATGAATCTTCCCTAATTGAGTTGTTAGGGATCACGTACAGTTGATCGTAACCAAGTGCTTCCGTGTTGACGAACTTGTTCTTCTTATATGTAGCGCGAAGAGATTCGCGTACGTCAGTGTCCCATTCAGAAATGTAGTTGAAATAACTGAATACTTCACGAGGAGCAATCAAACGGAATCCAAGAACTTTTACATCAGGATAGTTATCCTTGATATTTTCCAGGAGACACTTAGTGGTGTCAGTAGGATAATTCATCTTAGGATACATCTTACCAATCTTACGATCACGGATCTGACAGTTCCTACCAATGGAGTTGGCATACATCCGACCATTGTACGTATAACGATCAGTGTAATACTGTGCACCCGCTGCTTCACCATCAGTCAGAACACACAGAGTAACTTTCTGCACACGCTTTTTCATCTCTTTCAGGAGAGTGGGCATACAGATCAACGCTTCATTCAAAGGAGTTCCTGAGAGGTTGTGACCAGGAGTAACAGAGAAAGAGAACACGTGGTAGTAACCCCTGTACCCTACAGCACCAGCATTGTAGAACAGATAACGGAATGACTCTTCCAGATCCTGTTTCTTCTGCTTAGAAGAACAGAGGTGCATCAGGGCAAAATCGTTGTGGATGGCAAACTCACCGTTGACTGGTTTGACGATTGATTCAGCACGATGCTCATAACTATCCGTGACACCATTCTTCTGCATACGCGCTGCTGCTTGGAATCCATCGTTAGTGAAAGCATAGACATCAAAGGGGATGCCAACCTTCTGACAGAACCAGCAAAGTTGCAAGACTTGATTGACGGTATCGATGATGCAGTTGCTCATAGAACCCGACCAGTCCAGCAGGAAGATCATACCGTGGTTCTTGCCCTGAGGAAGTACGGTGACCTTCTTGAAAAGATCATCATTGTACTTGTAGGTATGGAGTTTAGTGGTATCAAGAACACCTGTACGTGCACTGGTAGCACGAGCATATGATGATGCTGCCTTCTTACATTCAAACTCTTTGACGAGAAGGTTGACTTCTTTCTGTGAGTCACGCTTGAACTTAATGTATGCGGATTCTGCTACATCGAGACCCATCAGATCTTGTGAGTAATGCTCACGATTCTGCTCAAGGATTTCTGCAGCATTGAGGCAGACTTGTTCGAGTTGGATCTTAGGCAAACTAACATAACTGTTCTCGTACTGCACCTGCTCAACCATCTGCTTCATAGCATCCTCAAATGCCTGGTCGGTCATAGCATCCATAGAGTCGGTGCCACCCATACCACCAATAGTATGGTCATCATACTCTAGACCTTCGTCTTCCCACTCTTCACCTGGTTCAGACTGTCCCTCTTCATTCTTTTCTCCTGGTACGTTACCAGGTGCAGTAGTGGTTTCTGAAGGTTGACCTTCACTCTGATTCTCAAGGTCAGCAACCTTCTGCTGCTTCTTCTTTTCTTCCTGTTCAGCAAGCATCACACGATGGATCTCAACTGCTGCAGCACACGCATCCTCAAAGGTCTCAGCAGTGCCAACCATATTCACGAGATACTCGTGCTTTTCATCGATGGGAATCTCAGTAAAGTTACCAACCTTGAAGTGGAGGTTGATACGATCGATGAGGTTGAGGCGCTCAGGTTCACCGTTGATGCAGAAAAAATCATCAGCATTGAGGTCACGATACCCACGGAAGAATGTCTTGGGTAGACCTCCATACTTACGCTTCATAAGTTTCTCAACGCGAGCATCCTCGGTCACGTTGATATAAGAACGAGGACACTGTACGTTGTCCCAAACTGTTTTGGGTGTGAATAGAGCGTGTCCTACCTCGTGAGCAACGAGAAGATCATACACTTCCTCAGTTGCTTTCTCCCAGTTAGGAAGGGTGAGGACACGCTTATCAACGTCAAAACTAGCAGTCTCGCAGTTCTTGTGCTCGATCACGAGATCTTCGGTAGCGAGCAATTTCGCGAGTGTGCCTTTGACGCCAGTGTTTACGGTCATTGATTTCCTTGTCTGTCTCCCTATTATAAAACCCCCGACGTGAGTCGGAGGTCTTGAGTAGACGGTTTATCAACTGTCTACGAGCTTCTTTCCTCTGTTGGAGTTTCCTCGGTTTCAGAGTTCTCTTCTGCTCTTTCTTGCTGTGCTTCTGCCAGTTCGGGACTTGCATTGTACTTCTCCGCTAATTTGTTGATTAGAGAATCATACCAAAGGGTAGCGTCATCAGATGTCATCAAGCATAGATGGAAAACGTTCCAATCTATCTATCATATTAAGTGACATCATAAAGGAAACTGTCCATCTTTCTTCATCACTATAGTTGTAAAGGACTTCGTGATCAAGATAACCTGGCCAGATCAGAAGGTCAGTTTCTGTTGGTACGTGCATATGTATGCCAGCGTGATAGGGACGGTGGAGCATCATTGCTTCTACAACTGGAGAAGGATTGTAGAACTGAATACTACCACTGTCCGCTTCAGGAACCTTCAGGTAATACGTTCCTGCCATATCACAGCAAGCGTGGTTGTGCCTAGTTTGATAAGCACCGTGGGGATGAATGTTTACCCAACAATGAGTGACTTCGAGTTTATCATCGTAACTAGCAATTTGCTGGTTGAGGAAGTTACCGAAGTCAGGATACTCTTTGTGCAATTTGTTCTGAGAACGAATTGTAGAATATCCAGTACCGTTGAATGAATTATCAGGTACACAGAATTCATCACGACGACTCATAAGACGTGCTTGAAAGGCATCGTGATATTCAGGATCCCACTCTTTGAATCCTCTGTAACTAGGTACGTCAAACATCTTCTACAATTTTAGAGAATGAATTTACTTTGTCGAACCTAAGGGTACGAGCAAACTTGTCATAAAGAATATCTCCTTTATGTGAGATGACAAACAGATGTGTGTCATTACTCAGTCCTTTGAGAATCTTCAAGAGTTCTTCTGTTGATGCAGTATCCAATGAAGAGTCGAATACTTCATCCAAGATCAAAAGATTCGTAGTTACAGAGTTTTTTAGTTTCGCGACGTGTCTCCAAGTAAACAAAAGGGAGAGATCAATTTTTTGTTTCTCTCCTTCACTAAAAGAAGAATATGAGAACTTGTCGCGATACCTAGATTTTATCACCTCATTGAACTCCTCGTCAAGCGTGAAGTTAATGTACGTATCCATCGATGACAGATTCCTGTTGATACTCTGGTTGATAACAGGAATGTACTTTGAGATAATCTTTGCTTTGATACCACCATCTTGAAGAAGACTACGTACAACCTTATAGTCCAGAGAGGTTTTGGTAACGTCAGAACACGCTTTCTCCTTATCGTCGAACTCGGTCTGAAGTGTTTCCAGAGTCTGACGTTCTGTAGTCAGATCTTCTTTGGTGGTTAGTTTCTTAACTTCACCCAGGATTTTAGTATTGACTTTCATCAACCTCTGCTCTTCGCGGAGCAGACCATCCAGTTGCGATTTAAGATCCCAATAAGTTTGCTGATCGTCTTTCAATGAACTCATTGACGAGCGTAGTTTCGTCAACTCCACTGCAAGTCTATCAGCAGCACCCTCATACTCTTGTCTCTTCTTTCCAAGAGTTCCAACCTTCACCTTGCGGAATGATTCCTCAATGGCTTGATCGCAAGAGGGGCAGTGAGAGTTCTGCTCAAAGAAAAGAATTTCCTTTGATGTTCTCTCCTGCTTTGATTCAAGTTTAACACGAATGTCACGTACCTTCTTGTACTGCACATCTAGCGCATCTAGTTTTGTATTGCAGTCACCGATCGCTTCCATCCTTGCAGTAACAATACCACATTCGGATTGGATGACCAGCATACGGTCCTCATTCTCCTTGAACTGTTCGGTCAATACCACGATGCGCTCGTCATTGACCACTGTCAAAGCATCTAATGTTTTGCGTTGACTCTTGATACGTTCCTCAGCAATCTGAAGTTCGTACTGACAGTCACGCAATGCTTCATTGTTATCCTTCACACGCTCCTTGAGGAGCATATTCATATGCGAGAAGACTTGAATGTCGAGTAGATCTTCAATGACTTCTCTTCTATGAGCAGCAGACAACTGCATAAAAGGAACAAAGTTTGAACTCCCAAGAATAACAACTTGAGTGAAACTCTTGAAGTTAAGTTTGAGGATGCTCTGTTCCAGGTATTTCTGGTAATCACGGTTTGCTGCATCTTGATCAATTAGACTTCCTTGACGATAGATTTCAAAGATACCTGGTTTGATACCACGTACCACTTTGTAATCTACTACGCCAATTTTGAATTCGATCTCAACGACACAATCCTTTTCATTGATAGTGTTCACCAGTTGTGGTTTGGTGATCTTACGGAAAGGTTTGTTGAACAGACCAAAGCAGAGTGCGTCTAACAACGTACTCTTACCAGCACCGTTAGATCCCACGATCAAAGTAGATCGCGAATCAACCAAATTTAATTCAGTAAATGTATTACCAGTAGACAGAAAGTTTTTCCAACGAATCTTCTGGAAATGAATCATAACGGGGGGATAACAAAGTCATTCGGAGAGATTACCGAATAAGCATAACCGTGGTTAACACAGTTTTCTTTCACGAGGTCTTCTTCAACCTCAGCAATCTCAAGTTTTCTGGAGAACTTATCGCTTTCCTCCAGCATCATATGATAGCGCACTGCGTCGTCTCTGTCAATAAAAATTTGCACAACTTTCTCTTCGCGGGTTTCATCTTGTACCGCGTAGACACCTCCAGTGCGACAGTCGAGCAGGATATACATTAGATGTTGAGTGCTTCTAGATAAAGGGACTTGATAATACTAACAACATTCTTTTTATCAATGCTGTCCTCAAGATCATTAACATAGTTTTCCAAGATGGTCACTGTGTCTTCAGTCTTGATTGATTCGTCAACTTCTTCTAGTTCCAGATTTACATCTTCAATAATCTTCAGATCTGCAACACCAACGTCTTGGAGATATTTGACGTATCGGTCAAACCAAATCTGATTGGTTCTGTTTTCTACGACGAGTTTTACGTACGATCCTTTGAGATTTGAATGATCAGGGATCTCACTGTAATCGTAAGTGACATCATCGTAATAAATCTTGGAGAAGATGTCGAATGGATTCTTTACAAAAGTCAACTTAAGAGTATCTGTATTTAGTACGTGAAACCCTCTACGTTGACCGTAATCATTCCAGTACAACTGGTACGGATTACCGAGATAGTTGATGTTACCCTTGCGGGATTTCATATGAAAGTGACCAGAACAAGTCAGGTCAAACTTATCGTAGACTGCGGGGTCATCCCCGTGTTCCATACGAATACCAGGTAGTGCCTCAAAACCAGTAAGTTCAAGATGCCCCAGGCAGACAGTAGCAGAAGTCTGCTCAATTTTTCGCTCGGTGACTCCTCTATTGTCATCGCATATCCAAGGCAAAAGGAGAATATCGCGATCATCGAAGCGTAGTTCAGTAGGAGAACTAATAATTGTAATGTTGTCATACCCTTCTAGGAGTGACTCTGGTGCATTGATCTTTACAGTGTTCTTGTAATAGATGTCGTGATTACCAAGAATCATCCACATATGTACGCCCTCTTCGCGGAGAGGGTCAAACCACATTTCACGTGCGGCGTCAAGGGAATGGAAGTTAATTGCCTTTCTCTTATCGAAGGTGTCACCTAGACAGATAACATTCTTGATCTTGTTCTTACGAATATAGGGCAATACAGTCTCGCTGTAGAACTGTCTATATTTGTCTATGAATACTTGGTTGTCATTACGTACGCCGAAGTGTTGATCGGTAATCAGAAGGATCTTCAAAGTTTACCTCCAACAACTCCATTATTTACAACACGAGTATAGTCCTCCATAGTGCCTTCTTGTAGACACTTAAGATGCCATCGTGTCATTTGAAGAACTCCATCCTCAGTGCCACCTGTGAGGAAGTGAGCACCATAAATGGGTTCTTTTACAACACTGGTATAGAGACCGAAACGTGTCTTCTTAATGTAGAAAGCGTCATCGATCCAAACAACATCTTCGGGGATGTCTTTCTCAATCGTTGGATTCGGACCCAGACTGGTCTCCAACGTTGTCTTCTTGGTCTCCGTTTTCTGCATTTTGTTTGTTGAATCCAAATGGTCCTACCTTCGACTTTACACGTTCTTTCATTACTTGTCCAGAGAGTGCCTCCATAACTTTGAGTACGTCTTCTGCCTTAGCACCTAGTTGAAGACGCTCCCTCACGAAATCGTATTTCTGGAAGAACTCGTCGGAGACTAACTTATAGTCATCAACTGAAATTGGTTCGTCTTTCATAATCAATACCTGTTGTTCATTTCAATACGGGACTTGATACCATTATAAGTGGCAGCGTCGGAGTTATCGTCTGTGTGAAAGACCTGATCGAAACCAGACTTCTCAACAATCTTTTCACGGATTGCTTGTTGACGTTTCTCTTTGGCGATCCTTCTCAGGAATGCGTAGTAAACAATCTGTGTGAAGTATGCAAAAGGATTGCGAGACTTCTCTGGATTGAAGTTATCAATATATTGTACACAATTTTCATACCCATCGGCAATCATATCATCCTTGTACATATAGTTGATGAAGTTAGGACGGTATGAAAGGTGGGTTGCAATCTTAAGGAAGCACTCACCAAGGTACTCATCGATCCGAGGTTTCGGATCTCCTGCATCTGCAGCGCGTTGAACTCTTGCTTTGTATTGGATCAGTGTTTCCAAGAACTTGGCATTGTCAACGTAATGTTGGTTCTTTGGTTTTTTCGCCATTAAGATTCCCATTGATTTACGTTGTATTCATAACAAATAGTTTACAGTATGACTGGACTTTCGTCAAGGGCTTGACACACTGCTAATAACTAATTATACTCAACACTGTCAGGGTTGATCAGAAACTAATAGCTTAATTATTAAATAAGTCTTCTAATTTAGATCTAACTTGATCTACCTTACCCAAGAGACCCATTGATTCATTGACCTCAACAGAGCTCTCATCTGAATCAATCTCTTCGTGATCAAACTCTTGACGTACGAACATTCTGTACATCATCTTTGCTTCTGCCGACTGGGGCGCGATACTGATGACTTGCTGTTCGGGAATAATATAAAAGTCCTCATCAGAGAAGACCATCCACTTTTTAAGTGCAACGATCTGAGCAGACTTACCTTCAATGGTTTTCTCTGTATGATGTACCTTTGCAGGATTAGATACAAAGACCACCTCCTGATTGGCAGTGTCTTCTACAACCAACATCCGAGCGAGAACTTCAGAACCGTCAGTTAACTTGACCGTTCCCAAGAACTCTTCATCGTGTCTTATGTAACTAAGTGCCATTTAATCTTTACCTTTAAGATTGATTTCTGTGATGGAATAATCGAACTTCTCTTCCTTGTACGTTCTTAGTCTAAAGACCAGATGGTTCAAGGTTGCATTACGATGATGGTTGTTACTTATGTCATCAGCGAAGTCATAAAGATAAGCACGTGCTTTAGAGTCGTGCTTCCTAAGAACTCTTCCAATAGATTGGAGATTACGAATTCTTGACTTGGAAGGAGATGCAAAAATCACATTATGTAGATTCTTGATATTGATACCAGTTGAGAACGTACCGTAAGAGGCAAGTACAATGGCATCATCTGCAGACTCGCAGATCTGGCGAACTCTTTCTCTCTCCTCAGTGTCAATGCCACCGTGAACAAAAAAGAGTTGCTTACCTTCCTTTTTATTATTTAGCAGTTCCCAAAGAGGGTCTCCGTGACGTTCGATGTAGTTGAACAGTATCAGGGTGTTACCCTTCAGATCTCTTGCCAGTGATGTGATAATTTTGTTTCGAGCATTATGCGAGATGATGTAATCCATCTCTTGCTGATAATCCTCAAAGTGTCTATAGTCGTGCTTACACACCAGTACGTTGATCTTTAGATCAGACAGGTGGTTATCTTCTTGTAATTGCTTTGTACGAATGACTCTCTCAACAGGACCAAACAATCCCTCTAGTATTAGTTGATGCGTCTCAGTACCATCCAACGTACCTGTCAGTCCTATGCGGTACTTACAGGCGTGCATCTTTGTCAGAAGAGACGTAAGAGACTTCGCTTTGAAGAGGTGCGCTTCATCTCCAATAACAACATCAAACCGATTAAAGAAATTCCTAGGCTCTTTGTAGATAGATTGCCACGTAGATATGACAACAGGACTCCCTGAATAGCGATCTCTACCTCCATACACTTTGGAGCAATACTCTCTTGCGTTCCATCCATACTGTTCAAAGTCTTTGTACATTTGTTCGACCAAACTTGTGTTTGGTACAACCAATAAGATTTCCCTGTTATGCTGCAGGTGCCATCTAATTAGACAATAAATTATGAAAGACTTTCCAGATCCAGTGGGTGATAGTAGAAGCCTACGGTGATATTTGATAGCACTATAAAGTCCTCGTAACTGGTATCCTCTTGCTTTGAAAGGGAGACCGAGAGATCTAACAAAACTTGTAACTGATTCAGGGGAGACAAACTCTTCCTCGTCTGCGGGTATTCCATAATACTTAGAGTCCCGCACCTCATACTTGTAGCCTTTCTTATCCAACCACTCAGTTAGATAATCATATAGACCTACGTACAGTTCACCATTGCCAGGAGAGTACAGACGGATCTTTCCATCCCAATACTTATATCTCCTTTGTTTCTGGAGAAATTTAGCGTTTGGTACTTCAAATGTAAAATAGTCTGATAATTCCTGGTGAACCGAAGGTTCTGCCTCTAAACGTAAGAAGACTTCGTTCTTCTTCGTAATCACAATCATTAGAATCCTGCTTCAAATCTCCTATGTTCGAGAGCGTTTTTAATGTGGTAGGTGCGGTTGTTGATTTGTTTGAGCACGCCCTCAATATAATTTATGACAGTTTCAAAGTAGGTTATTCTGAGTTCTTGTTTCTGGATGTCTTCATCCGCTTCCATAAAGTTATCCATATCGCCCTTCAGAACTTTGAGGTCGAATGGTTTCTCTTTATAGACAGTGGGGTCTGCTTTTCCTGTATAGTACAACCACTTATCGCGAACCAACGTACGGTATTTCATACGCGACTCTGCGAGGATTAGGTTGTATTTTGAATAATAATCTTGGTACTTGGCGTGGAGTGAAGGAATCTTCAAAGACTCCTGATCTAGTTTGTCCTCATCAAATACACAGTCAGCAGCCCAGGACTGCTTGACCATTTCAAGTGGATCCATAATTAATTCAGTTTGTCAATGCGGTTGCCTAACAGATCTTGGACCTGATAGGATACGTAATCAAATTCTACTGTAGCAGTAAAATAATCGGTGTCTGTCAAACTCGAATCAAACTCCAACGTTGTGAGAGAGACTGGTTTCAGTTCTCTAAACACCACATTAAAGTTTGGTTTGAAGTTACTGCTAAGGACAGTTAGTGTTGCGTCGGCATATGGGAACGTACCGATTGCTTTCTCTTTATCCTTATCTTCAAACGTCTGGCGTTCTGAGAAGTTATCAGGTACACCAAGACCACGCATCCAGTTGTGGAGGATCATATAGTTTTCGAGATCCTCATCAATAAGAAACCTGAGTGTCAGGTTTTGAAATTCCAACGTACCATCTCTGTAGATCGCACGGAATGGAGTCTCTTGCTCCACCAGTTTCAACTGAATACCTGGGATGTTTGCAGACTGTGCAAAGTATGCTACCTTTGGATACTTCGCCAGGGTAAAGCGGAAACCACCTGGGGAGAGAAAGTTTCTATTCGTTAGTTGAGACGGGAAAGACATTTACTATATTGGTGGTGTTCCGCAATAGTATTTAGACGCGATATTCTTGTAAAATGTCTAGGAACTTGTTCAGCATAGTGTGAGCACCATCGTGCCACTCACCATTCTTATGCTGGTACGTTCCATCGTAGAGTGAATTCTTGATCTTAAGGACACGGACTTCGAGTTCTTTTCTTGTCACAGAGTTCCTAGGCATACGACGCTTCATTATATCAATATCTATAAAAAAAGGGACCCCCGAAGGGATCCCTGTGTGTTGAATATATGACCAACGGATCACATAAGGTTGTCAACGAGGACTCTACGATAGTAGCGGTTAGCGTTAGCGGTAAGAGCGCCACTGCCTTGTGCAGTACCTTCAGCGAAGGGGTTAGCAACCAGACCGTAGCGGGTCTTGAAGCCAATCTTGGGCTGGAAGGTGTCCTGACCAACGGCACGAACCATCTGGAGAGGAACGTAGGGGCAGTAGAACAGACCTGCGTCATATGCACTGCCACCCTTGTAACCAGCCACATAGAAGTGACGGTCAGAAACGTTAGCAGAGTAAGGATCGACGTAGACCTTGATACGACCGTTCAGAGTACCTGCGAGGGTGCTGCTGTTGTCGTCGGGGAGCAGACCGCTGTTGCCAGCAAGTGCGGGGGTGTAGTCAAGAACACCAGCCATAGACAGAGCAGATGCCACATCAGCGGAGCAGATGAGGATGTTGCCCTTTCCACGACGAGTTTCGTGACCGATTGCGTTCATATCTCTCTCAATCTGGAAGAGGAGACCCTTGAACTTCTCAACACTCCAGCGACCGTTGGAATCAACGTCGAGGTCGAAGATACCAGCAGTTGCAGTGTTGTTCTGAGCGCCAGGACGTGCAATCTTGTAGACTGTACGTACAACCTCACGGTTGATTTCAGCGAGAACTTCAGTGCTGAGGATGTTCGCCAGCTCGGACTCAGCGTCCAGACCGTGAACTGCCTTCAGGTCCTGAGCAAGCTCAAGGCTGTACTCAGCTTTCAGTGCTCTGGACTTAGCAGTCACAGTGACCTTCTCGATGGAGAAGTTCATTTCTGCGAATGCGTTCGATGCAGCATCACCCAGTGCTTCTGCCTCGGCGGTAGGCATACCGTCAGAGGTGTTGTAGGTGCCGCTGTCGTTCAGCAGACCAGGGTTGCTACCTGCCTGAGCAGTTCTACCCAGATCAGATGCTGCGTTCTCTGCGGAGAACTCGGTATCTGCTTCGTTGTAGAATGCTTCGTTGGAGGTACCAGTACGTGTGGTGCCGTAGCGGGAGCGCATTGCGAAGATCAGTCCAGTAGGACCAGTCATCGGTTGAACGCCTGCGATGTCATAAGCAATCAGCTTAGGCATCGAACGTCTGATCAGGGAGATCAGAACGGGGTCGAAACCAGCAACAGGACCAGTTGCGGTGCTACCGCCACTGAAACCGCCTGTGCCAGCAGACATTGTAGGGGCAGCCTCGTTGAGGATGCCTGCTTCTTCCTTCAGGAAGGATTCTTGGTTTTCAAGCAGGACTGCGGTAACAGCCTTTCTGTAGTTGTCCTTGATAGAATCAAGACCATCGTGCTCCAGAACGGGTGCCCACTTTTCCTGCAGATGCTCGGATTTGAACATTGCTTTTTAACTCCTTGGAAAAATAGTTTAATTAATTAAGGTGACTAACTCACTTAGTCCAACGACGGAGGGCATCGACGTACTTATTCATCGAATCCGTCATTTGTGTATCCACAACAGGTTGTACATCCTCAGCAATGGTTTCTGCACCAGTGGCAGGCTTGCTGGGGAAATACGATTCCTTCAGCATTTCAACCTTATTGCGGAATGACTCTTCATTCTCAAACTCAACACCTTCTGCCAGACCAACCAGCTTCTCCCTTTCGGTAGATGCCAGACTTTCTGCCAGTTCATTCACGATCCCATTCTTAACGAGAGCACCGACTTGAGCGGTGAGCTCGACATTTTTATCAATTTGCTCGTTGAGTTTTGCTTCCATCGAATCAAGTTCCGATGCCATCGAATCGACAACATCGATCTTCTCCTCGGGAACCTCAATGTGGTTCTCAAGGAATACTTTTTTAAGACCTTCTACAACGCTCTCTGCAATCTCGGACTTAAGTCCACTCTCAACTTGCAGTTGATTAGCGTCGATCCAGGACTGAACAGCGTAGGTCAGATACTCATCTACCTGTTCTGCCAGTTGGGTCTTAACAGCTTCTACTTCCTCGCTGAGGGTAGCAGCGTACTCATTGTGTACACGTTCTACTTCCTCATTGAGACGAGATACAACAGCAGCCTCGAAGATTGTTGTTGCTTTCTCTTTGAATTCCTCAGACAGTTCCTCACCATCAACCAGTGCTGCAACATCAGCAGACAGGTCAACTTCGATGAGTCCTTCGCCATCAGCATTCTGTGCTTCGACAGATTCTGCTTTCTGGGGGGATGCGTCGGAGGGCTTAGTTTTAGGCGCGGATGCTTGGCTCTGAGAAGGAGTCTTCAGTTTGTTAGACTCATCATCAGGCTTGCAGTTCTCGGGGGTAGGACCACCGAGATCTTCTACGGAACCCAGGGAAGAACCATCAGCAACAGCACCGTCAAACTTAGCTTCGGTGACTTCTTGTTGTTCTTCGGATACCATTACCTCAGTTTCTTGCGACATTGGTTGTTGTCTCCTTGTTAGTCTTTGTTATTCGATAAAAATATTTATAATCACAAAGTTCCTAAGAATTTGGAAAACGCGGAAAGTTTTGCCTCTTCCAGAACTTTACGATTAGATGCTTGCTTAAGAGTACGTTGAATTTGTTCAACTTCTGACTCTTGGATGATGCCGTTGACCCAAGCCCACTCCTTACCTTCCATAATGCCATTAACAAAAGCATCAGGCGCGGAAGGATCTGCTACGATGTCAGCAGCAGTAGCGAGCATAAAGTCATCAGCGACAACCTTTGCACCGTCACGGGATTCTCTCAGTGAACCAATGCCACGAGATGAAACGCCGAGTTTCACACCTTCGTCCAACAAAGACTTAGCAATGTTGCCCATAGGTGTATCGAGGATGCGTGCTCTGCCTTTGAAGTTATTACCTTCTTGGACAAGAGACGTAATCAAATGTGAAACGCGATCAAGATTGACGGTAGGACCATCGGGATGACCCAGTTCGCCAAGTGCGCGACCACTCTTAATGAATGATTCGTTGTACTTACCTACTTCTCTAGCAAGAGTGTTGATAGGATACAAGCGCCCGTTGCGATTCTTGATCTCACCCTGCAAGAACGTACCTTCGATATACAGTTTTTTGTCCGCACCTTTACCTTCGGTGAGAACCTGTACGTCTTCAATCTGTTCCGTGATCAGTTTCATCAGTTGTTTCCTCTTCGGGTTTTAGAAAATCGGAAGCAATCTCTTTTCTCTTCTGCTCAAGTGCATCAGCAGACATTGCTTTCATTGCGTCGTCAACCTCAGCACTCAGATCTTTTGAACCCGAAAAAAGCTTGTTGACAATATCCATAGCGTGTACGCTAGGCATAATAAAAATCTCCAATTAATACTATTTAGAATTCTCCGCGTTTATAGTCTGCAGGAGCAACCGACTCAACGCCAGTTGGACCAGGGTCTTCGACTGGTTCTTCGCCCATCGCAGCAGGATCCTCCATCGGCATACCTGTTGCTGGATCGATAGATGCGGGATCGACAAGCTTGCCATCCGCGATTTCTTGCTCGATTTGCTTGTCAATTTCTTGCATTTCCGAATCGGTATGGCGTAGAATTTGACGACGGAGATATTCGAGTGAGAAGTATTTGCCAGCAAATTGATCCATCTGTTGCAGCAACTGGAGACGCTCATTGAGGATCTCTTTCTCCTTCAGTTCACTGAAGTAATTGTCTGCGATGAAATCGTACTGGATGTGCTCAGACATATCATCCCATTCTTCCAGGGTGATAATCCCTTTCAGTACGAGCTGTGTCTTAAGCAAGTCGTGGAAAAGTTCGGAGAACTTTTTGCGGAGACGGGTGACAAACTTTTGGAATTTAACTTCGTCACGAGTAATCTCAGCAGCACGACCTAGGTTGAATGTAGATTCCGATTCCAACCGTGACTCGGGCACGTTGAGTGCACGGTAGAGCTTCTTCTGGAAATACTTAACGTCTTCCAGTTCGCCCAGGTTTTGCCCGCCAGGAAGGGTAGTGATCTCTGTGCCGCGCCCTCCCTCGCGACGTGGAAGCCAAAAGTCTTCCAGCATAGACATCATCTTACGATCATCTCTGATCTCACCAGTGTCAGCGTTGTACACCAGTTTGTTTCTATAACGACTCATTACCTCACGGAGGTACTGTTCCGCTTTCTGCTTAGGCAGATTGCCAACATCGATATAGAAGATTCTACGCTCAGGAGCACGAGACAGACGGTAGATAACCAGACTGTCTTCAATCATTCTGAGTTGATTGAGTGCCTTGATTGCCTTGTGCAAATGTGACATAATCACATTCTTGTTCATATCCTTCAGACCACTATGGGCGAAGGCAATAGCATCAGGTGCAATCTTGACGCCAGAAGTTTCCAGTCCACGCAGACCCTTCGGGTTATAGATGTAATACTCAGCAGAGCGAGGCGCTAGCTGAGACTCCATCGTCTTGGGATCTACAAACTGTCTATCCTTCTTGTTCTCCATCTCGATGACCTTGCGAATCTTACGCGGGTCAACATAGCGGAGTTCAGTAATACCTCTACGAGGATTTTGTACGTCAATTACTTTGTGGTAGTACAACTTGCCGTCAATATACCAACGACGGAAGATGTCATACGCTTTCTTATCGAAATCAAGAAGTCTCAGTACGTTGAAGAACTCCTCACGGATCTTCTTCTTGATTCCAGAGCTGACCTTGAGATTTGACAACTCAACATCTACAGGAGTGTCATCGATCTCCCCAGCAATAGCTTCATTGACCACATCATCAATAGCGCGGTCACATTCTGGGTGAATGGACATCTCGCGGTATCGACGAATCAAGTCGTTTTCGTCTTTATAACTCCCATCCAGATCGATTGAGGTTCCAAAGAAACCACCACCTGCAATAGGAGTTGCTGCATCATCAGATTCTTTACGCACGAAAGAAGGACCAGTTGCCTGACCCTTCTTAGCGCGTTCAAGAGAATAACCAAATAGTTGGGACATCTAAATATCCTGTGTCTTAACCCTTCTATTTATCAGAGTTGGGAAGACCCAGAATTATTACCCGTGTTGATGTCGTTATCGTAGGTCCAGTATTGAACTTGGAACTCAACGGTGTACTCTTCAGGAGTATCGTTGTTGCCCCAATCCAGTTCAATCGCACTGATGTTAGAGGGCCAGATGCCTTCAAACTTGTACGTACGAATGATGCTGCCCTTGCGATCCATCTGACGAACCTTCGCCATTGCTTGATAATCAGCGATGGTGTTAGCGTTCTGATAGTTCTGCTGCAGAGCCTGGATGTTAGAAGACCACGCTTCAAAGAAAGCACGGAACTTGAAAGACTGGTCGTTAAGAACGGTTACAGTCCAAGGTTCAAATGTGCGATCACCAGCGATCTTCAGCATACGTCCACGATAAGGAACGTCAACAACACCCACAACGGATGAGGGGATGTTTGCTGCTTTAACCAAGAACGTACCGAAAGCCGAAGCTGACGATGCGTCGAGGTTGGAACCGCCAGCGGCGACTTCGTTTGCATCCGCTTGGGATCCAGAAACGCCACCTACGGAGGGGGACACCCCGTCCGAAAGGATCGGGGGTGCATAGATCTCCACTTGGAATAGATTAGGACGTGCAAAGTCCTTAACTTGATCTCGGAAGGTGAAGATTGGAGCTCTAACTGAACTCTGCTCCACCTGTCCTGGTTGTTGTTCTGCCATTGTTTTTCTCCTTAGTTAATCCTCTTGAATCAGTTAGTAACTTCAGCGAAGCTAGAACCAGTTCTAGTTGCGGTGAAGGTGAGCGTAATGTAGTTGATAGAGCGGGTGGGTTTGATGAAGATTTCAGCAAAGAATTCACCACGGTCGATCGCTTCAGGTGGGTTGTTACTGCTGTCGCAAACAACCAGGAAGTCTACGACTCCTCTGCGGGACTGGATAGAACGGAGGAAGGGTTCCACGATGTTCTTGAAGGAAGCACGTGTGAACTCATCATTCAGTTCAAACAGTTGTGTCTTAGCGGCGGTTGCGATTGCATCTTCCAGAACCAGGAACAGACGACGTACATTGATACGATCGAATGCGGACTGGTAACCAAGTGCAGTTTTGTCACCGAACAGGACGATGCCCTGACCAGGGAAGGAGACAATGGGGTTGATGCGTGCTGCATACAGGCGATCTCTGTGATCCTTCAGAGGAGAGTAAGCAAGCTTGATAGCGTTGCGGAGTTGACCTCTGTTGAAACCAGCAGGAGAGAACCAAGCCTCTGCGCTGAGAGTTGCACCAAGTACAAGACCTGCAACGTCAGCGTTGCAACCGATATAACGATACTTGTCGTTATACTTGTCATAGATGTACTTATAGTTGTTATCGAACACTGCATAAGAAGTGCTGCTCAACTGGTTGAAGAACTCAATAGAGCGGTTAACGATAACGTTGGTGTCGGATTGACCGATGATGTCCGAACGTGAAGGAGAGATGAATGCGAGGCAATCCTTACGGGTTGCTGCAATGTCAATAATCTTTTGTGCTTTAGCAACGGTGTCTGCGGCAGATGCCATCGAAGGACCCATCAGGATGTAGTCAACATCGACGGTCTCGCGGTCAGCGATCAGGTCATAAGAACCAAGGATCTCAGAGCGGGAGAGGGTGTAACCATCTACGCCACCTTGCAGTGCATAACGTACGGTTGAGTTGTTTGCAGTACCGATGATTTCGCGACCAGTCGAAGTTTCGTTGGTCTTGATACCACCAGTTTGCTTGAGCAGGTCAAAGGTGCGAGATACGCCACTGAGACCGATAGCACCGTTAGCACCAGCATCGAGGTCCATTACATTAGCGACTTCGTGGGAACCCCAGTAGACATAGCTGCTGTTGTTCTTAACAACGTCACGGTAGTAAACGGTTTCGCCTTGTACGCCACGTGCATCAGATGCCTTAGAAACGAACAGGAACTTCTCAAGGACTGCGCCAGGAGTTCCAGTCAGTTTGCCATCACCATCGAGGATGAGGATGTGCATCTGGTCGTTAGCACCACCACGGTCAGCGACCCAAGGAGATGTAGTAGGACGGGGAGCAAGGTTGATCCACTTCTGGTTGCCACCGAAGTAACGCTCTTCATAGTCAGAACGTACTGCGAGAACTTGGATACCAGTTGCGTTGTCATCGTCGAGAGTGTAGTTCGCCTCAAACAGTTCTGTGTTAGCAGAACGTACGGTGCGGAGTTGACGCTCGATAGAAGAAACAACACCCTTATCGCCAGTTCTGTTACCACCAGTAGAAGCGGTCCAAAGTGCGATTGCATCGCCAACTTCCAGTACGTCGGAGGTTTGTGCGTAGTCAATCGACAACTCGATCTTACGAGTAAGAGGATCGTATGCAACAACCTCACCAACAACGTCGATTGCGCTAGGTGATGCTGCGTTGGTTTCTGCTCTCCAGTATTCGCCTTGTCTGAAGTCGCCAGCGATGCTGGTAGCATCCAGAGTAACAACTACGCTGTAGGAGTAAACCGAAGCAGAAGAGTTACCAAGAGAATATGAAACCGTAGAAGTGGAATCGAACTGCCACTCAGCGGTTGGAGGTTGTTGCAGAGAAAGGATCTGGTCTGCACCAGCGTCAGTTGCAACAATGCGGAGGGAGTTACCGTAGATACCAGGTGTACGTGCACCCCACTTCCAGGAGTTAGAAGCAGACTCAACAGAAGTCTCGTACTGTCCAACAGTTCTGATCAGAGGAGCGGTAACACCAGTAGAGGTAGACTCATTGATGTTTGTCTTGGATGCAGTAACGGTAAGGCGGTTGATTGCAACACCATCAGTGTGAGAAGCAGCAGTGGTGCTCAGTGAACCACGCTCAACAGTCAGATCGTTACCTGCGATGCCTGTACAACGTACGATCTCATCCTCAATCTTAAGGTAATCGTTGATTTGAACGGCGAGAGTTGCTGCAGATGCAACAGTGATCGTGGTATCACCAGCAGTCAACGTACCACCTTCGTTGATGGTGGTTGCTGTGCCAGCGTCTTCGATCAGAGTCACTGCTGAAGCAGCAGCGTGAGAAGTTGCAGCAGTAGAAAGTTGTGCTCTGAGTACACTCAGGTCAGAACCATTAACTGCGGTAACTTTGAGAATTTCAGCGTCAATCAGAAGGAAATCATTCTGTACGATGTCTGCACTGGATGCCACTGTCAGAGTGGTGTCAGATGCGGAGAACAGAGTAACCTGAGTCTGTGCTGTATCGATTGCGTTCTTGAGTGCCGTCGAATCGGAACGGATAACCTTCAATGTACCACCGTACAGAAGGAATTGGGATGCGGAATACCAGTATTCGTAGTTGTAGTCGTTAGGGCGACCGAACACTGCGAGAAGCTCCTTCTCGCTGGTGATGTCAACAACCTCGTTGACAGGACCCTTTTCAAAAGAACCAACAATCACTGCGACATTATCAAGAGTTGCGTTTGCAACTGTAGTCAGATCTCTTTCAAGTACAACGACCCCTGGTGAAAGTTGGGTAGATGCCATTGCTTAATCTCCTGAAATTGCTTTCAAACTTAGTCTAAAAATATTTATTATTACTGATGTTTCAGGAGGGGAAACAAAACGTGAACACTACCAATCTGGATAGTCGCTCTCCAATACCTTGCGCTTATTTTTCCTAGTACGTTTTATCCTTTTCTTAGTGCAATACTTGCATTCATATGAGTAGGCAGAAGGGTTTGAACCTCTGTCAGGTCTTGTTTTATAGAAGTGTTCGATGAGATCGAGCTTACGCAAACACTTCCTACATTGTCTCTCCTGAAATAGAAAGTGTTCTAGTTCAAACTCATCATCGAGATTCATCGGTATTCCCACATATAAGCTCTGTCGCCATACTCATCGGTATGCCACACTTGTCCCTCTGGATCGACAAAGGAAGTATCATCAAGCCCGTCATCCATAAACCCAAAAGGTGCCATATCCGATTCGATTGCTTCACGTTGTTCCTCATACATACGAGCACGTACATCATTGTCGTGCAGTTCTTTGAAATAATCTTGTACAGCGAGCCACGCAAACATAACCAGGCACATTGCTAGGTCATCATTACATCCCTCTTCTGCTTGCCAAGACTGACCTTTTTGAATAAAGGTGGTTAGCTCAGCTATAATATCATAGTCAGACAATAACATCTTATCATCTTCCAGCAACTGCTTCAGGTTAGAGCAACCCAACTTCTTAACAGCACTAGACATCTTGACTCCAAGTTGTACCTTGCCACCAGAGAATCCTTGTCCAACAACCTGACCAGCACGACCACGCATTGCTGCCATCAGAAGGTTGTCATATTCGAGATCATATTGTATGATGTCTGCAACTTGAGCACCGACATCATTTACTTCTACTAGAATATATGCGTGGTTATATGCTTTAGCTACTTGACAAATAATATCTGGGAACAGCATCGGTTTAACCGTATTGTTCCTATACTTTGCAACCAGTTGATACGGTACGGTGGTTGTATCAAACAAAGTAAATGCTGAATAGTCACCGTCAATACCTCGGGCAACGTCAACAGTCATCGTATAATTATGATCTTTCTCTGGTTCCTTAAATACATCCAAACCATTTTTGGATTCAATAGGATCCTCGTACGCCATCACACGCAGCTTACTCGGAGAGATAAGCGTATCAACAGAGCCCAGGAACTCACATTCAAACTCAACACGGAACTGTTGTTCGGACGTGTTCCTAATAGTCTGCGCTTTCCATTCGGCGTCTCTTCCTGGCACCTCAGACCAATGAACTTCCGTAGGAATATATTCGTTCGTACCACGCTCGGCATCGTGCCAAAGCTTGTAGTACATATTCATCCCGTGTGGGGTAGAGATGATAATAACTTTGGTAGATTTACCAGACGAAATAGTAGGATAAACAGAGCTAAAGAACTGATCTGCAATGTTGTTCGGAACAAACGCGAATTCGTCCAGAAATATGACATTAAAAGACATACCCCTGACGGCAGAAGCGGAAGTAGATGCAGCCAAGAGTTTACTTCCGTTCTCCAGTTCCACTGACCCTTTGTTCCAGCCAATAATACCTTGCTGCATCCACTTAGGAAGATTCTCGTAAGAGAGTTGTAAACGTCCAAGCATCTCTCTAGCGGTTGCTGCTTTGTTTGCGAGGATTGCGACATTGACGTTATCATTAAAAATTACGTACCACAAAAGATATGCGGTAACAATAGTAGACTTACCAGACTGACGAGGCAACTTGGCGATGTTAAACCTGTTCTCGTGAAAAGACATCACCATCTTTTCTTGGAAGTCATACATCTTGAATGGGATAACACCCTCATCAAGAGACACGATTTTAATATAATTCCTAATAAAGTAAACAGGATTATTCGCGCACTTGATAAACTCTTGCACCTGTTCAGGTGTAAAGTCAGTAGCAACGTTTGCTTTCTTTAGATTAGGATTACCAAGGTACGCAGATTGTTCAGCCATTATCAAAGTTGTATTGTGTGATCATTGCAAAGAGTCGCATCTTCAAATTCTGTAGATACTCTTGCTCTTCAGCGGGTCTTCGCGGTGCACCTGGCCAGATTTCTATGGAATAGCACACGTGCGAGTAGAGAGCACGAATTTCGTCGATACCCATAGGGATTTCGACGTACCAATCATACTCGTCAGACATTAGACTAAGGTACCGTACGATCGTCGAATCTCACGGAGTTCTTCAAAGTCTTTCTGCTTAGTGCCACCATCATATGCCCAGGCATATCCTTCTTCAATCATTGCTTCGTTGAGAGACACGTCTCCGTCCCCAATATAAAGCCACCCAAGAAGACGCCCATATTTGCCGACACCCCCAACAAGTTCAGTGCGGATAACAAGATCATCATCACCAGCCACCGCTCCTTCCAGTTTTTCTTTGAGCCAGTTTGTTGCGTCGATTCCAAGAGCTTTCTCCTCTAAGTCTCTAGTACGTTTTTCTGGTGTGTCTACACCTGCAACTCTTACACGTTCTTTTTTGTATAGATCAAAACCGAGATCGATTGTTACATCAATCGTGTCTCCGTCAAGGACTCGGTTGATCTCGATCACTCGGAAGTTGTAGCAACTCTTCCGATTCGGGGGTACCATTGCTCCCATTAGATTCTCTTTCATCAATACCTAGTATATAGACAATCACGTAAAAGACTGCTGACAGAAGAATCACGAGACACCAGATAATACTCCAGGTGACATCATTTACATCTTCAAGTGGTCTAAGAATGAGGTTCACGATTAAAAGGCTCCCAGTGTTCCCACCCATACTTATGCACCAAGTGCATCCCTATGATAGGAACGAAGACAAGAAAAAACCCCATAACGCCCAAGGCAGCAGGGGTTTGCATTGTATGACGGACAAACAGTTGGATGATATGCATCTTAGATTCCGTTGTATTTGTGGATTAGTGTATGATTACCGTAACACTGACCAAGGAATGGACGCTCTCCACTCTTATTCACTTTGATATTCATACCAATAGAAATCTTAAAGAAGTCACTTTCGTTTGGTGTTGTGGAATGTTCTAACCAAGATGGGAATATAATCAACGTACCTGATTCGGTTGGCACTGCCATTTGTTGATATGTTCCATAACAATCCAACTGCGCTTCTCTAAGTGGACTGTGAAAATTAATTACTCCTTGCTCAGGACTTGTATGATGGTAATAGCAGGCAGACAAATCATAACCAGCGTGGAGATGTTTATCTTGATTAGCTCCTCTAGGATACAAGTTTAACCAAGAAGACCAAAGTTCCCATCCATCATTACCAACGTACTTATCAATACCATCTGAGATAAATTGATTTAGTTTTGGTAATTGATAGTTACCAAAAAAATGCAACCAAGATTGATCATTGGGAATATTCACTCCCATATGTAGAGTTACATTCTCATTTTTTTCAATCGCTTTAACACATTCCTCCAACTCATCAAAGATCTCTTGATCTTCGTGCTTAAATTTTAAGACTGTTGATGGGAATAAATCAATTACTTCAGGATCCATAACAAGGTTTATTTTTATTTATCCCACCATTGGGACTCACCTTCTCCGTATTTTTTACCGAAGACTTCTAAGTCCTCCATACGCTTATCCCAACTGTCGCCACCTTCAGCGCCTTTCTTTGGATTGATACAACTTTCATCTCCGTGCTTATTACAAACAAGACCAGCAAGATCTATCTCACTGCCTTTTACACCAGTGCCGCTCCAGCGATGCTCCCCGTTAATCCAGGTGGCACCACACTTAGGGCATTCCGTTCTGCTCATAAACAGATCGGACAGCTCTTTTTCAGCCATAGTTGAGTCTCGTATTAGGACAGATTGATTGTATTATAATACTACAATTTAATTTGTCAATTTCAGCACTTCCACTTTCTAAGTGCTAGTGCTTTACGGGTCGGTCTTCCTTTCTCATCCTTCATCGGACCTTTATTGCCCGACATTCGAGCACAAAAAGATCTCTTTCGAGGACCACCTTCTGGTTGAGGTGCTTTCAGATCCGAACCAGGATTCTCTCTTTCATAGGACTTACGTCCTTTCTCGTTCAGACCACCCTCGGGATTCTTTCCTTCCTTACGTTGCCAGGCAGCTTCGCCCATCAACTTAGGACCCTTTGCCTTTCTTTCAGCAGCAGAACGCTCCCCTTCAGTTGCACCCTGCTTTGCAAGAGTTCTGATCTTAGCAGCACGTTGATTCTTTCTGTGTGCTTTCGGATCGATAGTGTACGATTCACTTTGTGATTCACTATGCGATTCACCTTCCATCCAAGAACCGTCAGGCATCTTGTGGCAACCACACTCGCATTTTTTGCCGTTAGTTTTCTTACCACAGCAACCACACTTACCCCCTTTACTTTCGAGGATGAACGTACTAAAACTCTTGAGATTATTCATTTTGTTTTATTGTTTTTGGGGTTTCTAGGACAGTTCTCTTCGTGCTTTGCCAACCAAGTTACAGGTCTCCAGTGACCTTTTGGTGGAGTCAAACCACAATACTTACATTCAGGCATAATATGTCAAACCTCCATCATCAGTAAATTGTTTGAAGGAGACCATCTCCTTGTGCATCATCATATCGGTCTGTGTCTGAGAACCCTTTCCACCACCTTTCTGGTTCTGCTGTACAGTTCTACGTTGCAGTTGGAGTTTTTTGACGTTCAGCATAAGTTGACGACGTTGCAAAGTCTGCGACAGTCGCTTAATGCCAGCACCTGCTTTTTCTTTTTTGTCGTCGCCACCCATCATTGTCTTGCCACCTTAGTACACTTAAGACCCGAACCATTAATGGTTTCGAGTGCATCTTTCTCAAGATACATAACACCGCCTGACTCTACACTGACAGTGCGTGAACCCAGTGCGACATACTTGGTGCCATCACCACGGGCGCTAACAACAGCAGCATCATCAATCGTCAAAACAATAGTAGCGTTCGTGTCATTCACAACACGTACGGCAGTTGCTTTGCTCAGGTTAGTTGCACCACTGAGAGTCACCTCAGCAGCCATTACTCTTACTCTATCCATTTCTTGTAAAGGTGGTGTGTGTACTATTTATCATTCTGTTTCTGTTGCTTCAGAAACTTAGCAAGTTCTGCTGTGCTACCAACGAACATAGTGTTGTTGGTGACATTCTGAGCTGCCTTACCTTGCGGACCTTCTTCCAGTTCCTGCATCTTTTTCTGCAGGTCAATTAACTTATCTGTTGCATCGGCAACGTTCTTAATTAAGTTACCAGCAACTTCAAATGCTCTAGGAGAATCTGTTTGCTGTGATAACTCAAGGATACCATCTACTGCTTCTTGACCCTTTTCAATCAGTGAATACAAGTTACCACGTGTGTACTCATAATCTTTGACAATCTGTTCTGATTGTGCAGAGGGTTTGATCGGTGTTGCTTTGACTGGTTTAGCAACACCATCTTGTACGACGATTTCCGTTTCAACATCGAGTGCTTCTTCGATGCCTTCGTATTTACTCGTCTTGTCCTGTGGTTGCATTTCTGGACTTTCCATCATTGAATTCACTGAATAGTTCATTAAAACCGAAGTTATCATCAGGATCCGCAGTAATCGGATCAGGTTCAACTGTGTACCTCATCTCTCTTGCTGCCGTAGGCTTGCTATCGGGAGCCATATCAACGATCGCCTTACGGATGAGAGTGTCCTCACCATCAGTAACAGGACCGTAGAGATAAGTCTTACAAGTAAAACTCAGAGAGTAAATCAGAGTACGTCTAGTGTTGTAGTCACCCTCATAGTCATCTTCATAGGTGATGGCATTGAGAGTTACAGGAAAGTCTTTCTTCTCCTGTAATTGATCTTGCAGTTGAACTGTGATGTTAAAAGATGGTTGGAAGTACGGTAGAATCTGCTCAAGAATTTGCAGACCGTCATCCTGATTCTTTGCTAGGATTGCAAGTTCAAAATCTACATTGTAAGGAACAGGCATAAATGCCTTTTGCATATCACTACCTACAGCAGTACGTACAAGTTGTGTAGGGGATACTTTTCTCGTCGAGTCGTATTGAAACGATGCGATCTCAAACGAGATTCTAGGTAGAGTGATCTGTGTAGCATCTTTCGATGAAAGATCACCAACTTGGCGAAGGCGTGCCAAGAATTTTTGCTTTGGACCGTACGCCAAAGGCACCTTCATATATTCGTAGTTAGTCGCATCAACCTTTCTACGAATCTCAATGTTATTGAAAAGCGTACCAAAGGCGATTACCGACTTACGGAATATTTCGTTATAAGTGTATGTTCCTAGCATTAGTCAGCTTGTCCAAATTCTCCAAATGGATTTCCTTCTGTAAAATCGATAATACCATCAGCGGTAGTCTCGAAGTACGAGTTGGAATCGTATTCACTCGATACATTATTTAGTGTATTGTAAGACGCAGTGGTCCAAGCAGCACCAGAAGTTTGTCCAGTAATTGTTTCTGGAATGGTAAACATTCCTGTACGGTTGTACAGTTGCAGTTGCCTGTTTGTGGAATCCCAGGACTTAACCTCAGCAGTAACGTTTGACGAACCACCTGCTACAACTTCACCAACAGTAAAGTCTCCTGTTCCACCAGTAGCAAAATTGACTGTGATAGCAACAGAAAAGTCTTGCTCGATAACATCGATTTCCGCAACACCAGTATCGATTTGCTCGTCTCCGAACTCGAACAGTTCACACTTAAGACCCCATACGTGGATCTTACCCAGCTGATAGAAGGGTTGTTCGTGTTCAACGTACATAATTTTGAACAACTTATTTGCTAGAGGGAAATAAATTAAGTCTCCTTCATTAGGACGACCCTCTACAATTAACTGTGCATTATCATCTACCGCCTCAGTGAATCGAGTACGTGAAATGATGAATGTTACTTGGTCACTAATACGTACACCAAACTTAGAAAACAGATCACCGTCTCCGCCAAATCCGTTTACTGTTTCGATGTATGCTTCAATTTGATATGCGCTCTCAAACTTAGATAGGTTATCTTCAGAAAAGACAGTATCCTCGTTCACAAGGGTTCTAGGTAAGTAATATACATCCTTACCAAACATCTTGATTTGTTCGACAACAAGATCTCCGATTAGATCCTGCTCTCCAGTTGTACCTTGAGTGAAATAGGAATTGGTTGCCATTTTATCCGATCATATCTAGGGGCGGTGTTTCATAAGTAGTACGAAGTTTTTCTTCCAGAGCACGCAACTCTTCAGTTGCATCGCCATAGATCTTCTCACCGTTTAGGGTGACACCACCAGGAAGTTGCACATTTTGGAACTTCGTCAGATTGGTACCCCAATATTTTTTAATCAAAGCTGTCGCATAATCCTTGACCCACATCGTATTATAAATTTTTGACCAGTTTGCAGGATCAAGTGCACGTACACAATCAATGACAATGTACTCGTCTTTGCGAATATCGGAATCAGTATCAAAATCAATGTAGAGACGATTTTGAACTTGGTTATACCTGGTGGGTTTCATACCTTCCAATAGGAAGTTGATAGTTTCCAGGTGTGTTTGAATCATATAATAATGATAGAACTGTGTCGATGTAAAATCGAACAGATCATTCAGTCTCAACTGATAGCGGATGTCAAACATATTTGACGTACCCTTATCAGTAAAGGAGAAAATACCATTTACCGATGTAATATGATCGGGAAGTGTAAGGTAATTATTCTGTGTCTTATAATCTGTGCTGCCAACCGTTTCTGTTGCATCGGTCTTGAGAGCAGCAACTTCAGATTCAGTGAACTGGTGTTTTAGATAAACACGCTCGGTTCCACTGTAATGAAACTCTTGAAACATCTCAATGGTGTAGTCGAGAGCATCATCAATTTGAGTATCGGAGACATTGATCTCCAAGACTGGTTTACCCAGTCTACGGAGAGCATATTCTTTCAGCTCCGTTTTAGAAGTTACAGTTGCCATTGGTTATTAGAGAGCAGCGATACGGGTCTTGAAGTCAGCGAAGCTGGTAGAAGCAGCGACAGTTGCTTTCAGGGTGGTGAGATCAATCGTCTCAGCCTGCAGAGCGGTGTCTGCCTTGGTGCCTTGTGCAGCAGTTGCATAATCAGAAGATGCTGTTGCAGCGGCAGTGCCAAGAGTGGGTTTGCCAGTCAGGTCAGCATATGCTCCAGAGAAGAGCGTAGGCAAGTTAGACAGATCATTGTAAGATCCACTCGTTGCTACAGTTGCCAGATCTCCTGGTTGTGTAGCGGAATCTGCCAGAGCACCCTGTGCAGTAGTAGCAGCGAGAGCACCGATACGAGCATCAACACGAGCCTCTGTGTAGTAAAGGTTAGTGCCTTCTGCAAGATCAGTTGTAGTCGCTGCAGCAATACGTGCATCAGCGCGAGCATCTGTATAATAAAGATTGCTACCTTCAGTCAGATCATCTGTAGTTGCGTTTGCAATACGGGCGTCAGCACGGGCATCAGTGTAATAAAGATTCGTACCTTCAGTAAGATTGGTTGTAGACTTACCTGCGAGACTTGCGTCAAAGCGTGCCTCAGTGTAGAAGATGTTTGTAGAACCTTCTGTGATATTGTCGGTGTTGATGTCAGCCTGAACTGCGGACAACGTAAGCATATTGCCTGCGTCATCGTACGTTGCCGAAATACCTGTGCCGCCATTGATCAAACTAGCAACACGATCATCAACTCTCTCATCAGTGAAGTAGAGGTTGGTGGATCCTTCAGTCAGAGCATCGGTATCGTGGTTAGCGATAGAACCAACCTGAGACTGGAAGAAGGTAATGGTTCCAGTAACGTTCAAGTTACCCTGAACCTCAAAGTTCGTTTGTGAAACGAAGTTGTTAACAGTAAGAGTGTTAGAAGATGGGTTGTAAGTAAGGTTGTTAGAGTCGGTACGAATCTCAGTGTAACCGTTGTTCGCAGAAACGAATGTTGGGTAGTACGTGAGGTTGGATGTTGGCGTGTTAGTAACGTTTGCCAGATCCGACTTATCAGCAGTACCAGTCAAGTCACCAGTTACGTCACCAGTGATTTGTCCAGTAACACCCAGAGTGCCACCGATAGTTGCTGCTTGTGCAACGTTCAGAGTACCATCGGTGCTGATGTTACCGTTGCTTGACAGGATAGTGGTCTTAACACCACCGCTGCCACCGACCATAAAGTTGCCGCCAACGTTCAGTCTCTTAGCAACAGAGATGCCACCAGCAGTGTACAGTGCAGCAGAAGTATTGTTATATCCAGTAGAGTCAGAAGACTTCAGGATACGTACAATACCACTAACGTTAGTGGTAGAGTTGGAGTTGCTGATAGCAATCGAGGTTCCACTCAGAGTTGTGGTTCCAGTTGCATTGAATACGGCTGCAGTTGTAGTTCCAACAATATCCAGTGAACCAGCAATATCTGTGTTACCAGATGTAGAGTTAACGTTAAACTTATTGGTGTTGATTGCAAGGTTACCACCAAGCAGCAAGGAAGACTGGAGGTTAGCGGTAGAAGTTGCAGTAAATCCAGCAACGGTTGTTGCCTGAGTTACATCCAACGTACCTGCAACAGCAGTGTTTCCTGTAGGTCCATCAACAGTAAAGTTGCCACTACCAACGTTAAAGTCGTCACCGATGAATGCCTTCTTGGTTACAGAAAGACCACCAGCGGTGAAGAGAGAAACATTTGTGTTGGTTGCGCTGGTTGCGTCAGTACCATTATTGAAACGTGCTTTCTCAGTGTACGTCTGAATGCCTGCATAGTTGACAGTACCGTCAATGACGGAGTTGCCATAAACGCGAACATCACCTTGAGTAACCAGATTGCCACCGATAGATGCACCACCAGTAACTCTAAGAGCACCATCACCACTGTAAGAACCAGTCGTGGTTGCTGCAGAACCGTTAGTGAGAGTGGTGATTCCAGTAACACCCAAAGTATTATTAACATTGGTTGCACCACTGACATCCAATGTGTTGTTTAGAGTCGTCCCAGAGGTCACTGCAAGGGTGCTGGACAGCGTTGTTGCCTGTGTTACACCCAAAGTACCACCGATAGTGGTATTACTGCTTACAGAAAGACCAGACTGGAGAGTTGCTTGACCAGCAGATGTGAACGTACCTGCAACAACAGTGTTACCAGTTGCAGATGCAACAGTAAACTTATTGGTATTGATTCTAAAATCATCGGTGAGATCAAAGTCACCAGTTACGTCAAGGTTGCCACCGATTGCTGCATCATCGCCAACTGAGAGATCATCGCCCACATAAAGATCGAGACCGATGCCAGCACCGCCACCAACGACGAGAGCACCAGAAGATGTGTTGGACGCATTGGTTGTATCAAATAGTTTTATCGATCCTACATCAAGACCAGATCTTGTACCAGAGAATGCCTCAGAAGAATTGGTTGCATTGTGATAAAATGCAAATCTGGATTGAGAATTGTCCCAACCAAAGAAACCGCGACGTGCTTGGCTGTTGGAATAGTATCTGAACTCGATACCTCTGTCCTTAGCATCAGCCTGAGTAGGATCAGTGTCACCACCCAAAGTGAAGATAGGATCGTCGAGGGTTTGAGTTGTGGAGTTAATAGTTGTTGTAGCACCATTAACAGTCAGGTTGCCTTCCAGTACGGTATTACCGTCAACTGTAAAGTCACCATTAACAGTAGCGTTGTCAGTAAAGGTAGCATCGCTGTTGACTGTCAATGTGTCAGTGTTGGCATTACCAACAGTGACGTTATGTGTAAATGAGGTCGGATTATTAAAGGTTGCCTCACCGTGGACTGTAAGGGTACCAGCAGAGTTAGAACCCTGACCCACACGTCCAATCTCGGTGTTACCAGATTCACCAAGGACACTGAACTCAACAGTGTCACCAGAATTCAGTTTACCGATGTACAGATCATCACCAATGTGGAGGTCGGTAGCAATACCAGCACCACCATAAACTCTCAGGTTGGAATTACCGTGAGTCGCATAGCTAGGCGTATAAGCAATGGTTGAACCTGCACGGAGTTTATAACGTACTCTCAGGTAGTTCTGTGTGCTGAATGTTTCAGTCGCTCCAAGGTCTTTCTGGTTGAGAGCACCGTTAAGATATAGATCTGAATTGAAGAGAGCGTCACCTTCAATGTAACCACCACCATCAAAGCGGAAAGCACCGTAATCGCCCCCAGAGATAACAAAGTTGTCGTTGGCGTCAGTAGAAATTGTGGGGTTGTCATTGTCTTCAAGGTGGACGAATTGAGCAACATTCAGCTGACCTTCGATGTCAGTGTTGCCGTTAGTGCTACTGACTTGGAATTTGTTTGCTGATCCATTGGTAATAGTAAATGTCTTACCAGTGGTATCCAGCAACATATTGTCGTGGAAAGTGGATGCAGCATCCACATCCAAAGTGCTGTTCAGGGTCGTAGCAAGATCAACATCCAGAGTGCTGTTGAAAGTTACGCCACCATCAACATCGAGGGTACCGTCAGTATGAGTATTGCCATTGTCAGTATCGACAACAAATTTCTCAGTAGTACCATCGGTGATAGAGAACACCGTGTTAGGACCAACAACTCTAAGATCATCTTCAAACGTACTGTCAGAGTTAACCGTAACAGTATCGCTAGAAGCATTACCCAAAGTCACATTGCCTTGGATATTCAGGTCACCCTGAGACAAGACATTGCCATTGGTTGCAGTAACATAAAACTTACCGCTGTTTACATCCAGGTCACCAGCAATATCTGCGGTTCCACCGATGTAAACGTTTTGAGAAATACCAGCACCACCAGTAACAACCAATGTTCCAGTTGTGGTGGAAGTAGATCCAGTATTTGTAGTCAGTGAAAGTGCACCTGCCTTCAGGTAAGCATCAGTTCCACTAAAGACTTCGCCAGTGTTGGTTGCGTTATACAGGAATGAGAAACCACCTGTACCACCGTCAAGACGAGTTACACTCTCATCCCAACCATAGAAACCAACTCTTGCTTGTGAATCATAATAAGAGAACTCAACACCACGGTCCTTACCGTCATCAGTTGTAGGAGCAGTGTCACCACCAAGAACGATGATGGGATCATCGACCGTGATTGTCGTGGAGTTTACAGTCGTGGTTGTACCGTCAACTTGGAGGTTACCACGAATCTGGACAGTACCAGTGATACCATCGTCATCCTCAGGATCCAGAACCAACGTACCGTTGCTAGTACCAAGGTGATTCTCTTGGAAGTAGAAATCTTCTACTTGGACCTTGGCTGCAGCATCGGTAGCGGTAAGGACAATGCCGTTGTCAGCAGTGATATTGATATTGGCGTTGCCAGAACCAGCATTATTGCTAGTAATATCAAAAGTTCTATCTGTGGCTGAACTGACGTTATGATGAATGAAGAGGGATCCAGCAGTCCTCTCGATAGTTTGGAGAGGAGAAGTACCAGGACGATCGAGAACGATACGGGCACCACTGATGTTAGTATCAACATTAATATCAACCCCGCCACTGCCAGAGTTATCAACGTTATTAGCAGTAAATAGAAGAGCGCCAGATGTATCATTAATATAGACGTGGTTCAGGTAGTTGAAACCGTTGGGTGCATTTGTGGCGGTCAGTTCATCATCTAAAATGAATTCCTGAGTAGTGTTTCTGTCAGTGAGAATAATACGAGTATTCTCAAGCTGAGTATTGTCAATAGCACTCGCTGCAATAGTAACGTGTCCATTTGCATCTACATCGAAATCTTCTTGTGCAAATGATGCGAGACCCTTCTGCTCAACAGCAGCGTCATTCAGGAATCTCCAACCACTTACATCACCTGTGCTATGAGTAGGTGCACCAGCACCAGCAACGATGTCGAGATATGCTTGATATACCTTACCACCTTCTTCAATAATATCGTAACGAGAGTATGCGGTACCAGCAGCATATGCATCATACTTGCTACCTTGAGTTGCAGTAGCAATAGGTACGTTGGTTGCTTGAGTGATACGACCATAACGATCGACTGAAAACTTAGTTGCGTTTACAGTTTCTGTACCGAATGGTTCACCAGCAGGACCGTTGGCAACAACTGAATTCAGAGACTCTACGTTATAGCTACCAACAACAACTGCCGTGTCAGCAAGGTCAATGAATGGGTTCTGAGCAACACCGTCAGCATTCTGGAAGATGATACGACCAGCACCACCAACCAAGTTTCTGGTGACAATAACACCAGTTGCAGTTCTGGTGAGAGTACCAAAAGTGGTTAGGTTGGCAAGAGATGACAGATCAGTATCAAGGGGTTGAGCGTCTGTAATACCGTACTCAGCAAGAGTAGACGCCAAACTAGCGCCGACAACTCTACCACGTGAGTCAACTTGGACTCTGGAGTACAGTGCAGTGGCGTCGGGATCGTTGGGATTATAGTGAGGCAGTGAAGGAACCAACTCCAAGTTGGTTGCCAGGTTCAGGTTTGAGGATCCATCAAATGAACCAGAACCAGTGATAGAACCAGTCAACTGGATCTGTCTAGAACTTGCAAGTCTGGTGGCAGTAGAGGCATTACCAATCAGAGTTGCGCTAATAGCACCTGCTTCAAAGTTACCGTCAGCGTCTCGCTTGACTAGCGTGTTTGCAGCGTTAGATTCCGTCTCTAGCGGTCGTTCATACCTTAGAGAGTTCCAGGGGGTCACACCGTCACCGATTTTGATACGCGACGTATCGATTTCGATTCCGAGTTCGCCTTGTGCAAGGATTGGGTTGATGTTTGCCCACTGCTGAGCACCATCACGCCTTAATTGAATTCTATTTGCCATTGTTTATATGGATCCCACGATGGGTAGTAGCCTCTTTGATATTTATACGACAAACAAAAAGGGGACCTTTCGGTCCCCGTTTCATCATTCTACGTCTGCTTCATCGACCGTATTTTGTCCTAGGTACTCCAGCGTTTCGATCGCCCCTTGGAGTTTGAGCATCTGTTGCTCATTATCACGTACCTTAGCAGCAAGTTTTTGGTTTTCTTCTCGAAGGGCAGACCAACGCCCTTTGAAGTCTTCCAGAAGTTGTTCTTCTGACATAGTTTCAGTTTCAGTTGCGGTCATTGTAAAGTCTCCAGTAATGATTTAAGTAGAGTTTTGATCTCGGTCACTTCAGATTTTAGCATATCCACGTCTTGTTTCAACGTTTCTTGCTCCTCACTCTTCTGTTTCCGCTTCTTGGCAGCAACACCAAGAGGTTTGTCGGAGGTATTTAGCACTGCTCCAGATAGGGAATCCCGAACTAATTCGGGATGTCCTTCAACTCGCAGATATTGGGGTTTTGGCATTACAAATCGCTAAGCGCAATAACACGGAGGTTCTTGATAGTAGGTACGTAGCACTGATTCTGAGATGTCATAACAATCTTGATCTGTGCAGTAGTAAACTCTGTACCTTCATAAGTGTATTCAAAGTCTCTGTAGATTTCATCTTCAGTCTTTTGAATAGTCTTATCTTCCAAACCATTTCCGTTAAAGTATGTATATCCAATCTCATCGACTGGCAGGGACGTACCAACAGGAACGATCTTGTAAAGAACACGAATCTCAGTAGCAGGATGTCTCCACGCTTCAAAGCGTACGCGAATTGTATTTGCAGGATTGAGCAGGTTAATCACCTTAGTGAGATAGACCGCTTCGTTCTTATCACCGCTTGCTGCTTCGGAATCATTCTGACCGAAAGCAAGGTCGTTAATTCTGTTCATCGTAGTGATGAGAGAACAACGGTCGGTGTCAACCACAGGAGAAATGTTTGCGTTCTCTGTAGTCATAACCAGTTGAACGTTCAGTGACTTAGAACCAGACAATCTAGAGTCCTCGTTAACTTGAGAACATACCAGTTTTGGTTCTTCCAGATAGTTATCTTCGTTTGGAATCATATCGTAATAGACACCATCGTTGATGAAGGATGCCTGAGTTACATTGTTTCCATCCTGAATAGATGTACCAGAGACAGCATTGAGTCTAGGTGTAATGTCAGTTTCAGGGAAGATATTCATCTGCAGTTGAGGATACAGTTGATCGAACTGTACGTTCTGAGTTGCAGTAACGTTATCACCACCACTTACAATACCTGCTGTAGAAACTGAAGTAACACCAAGTTTGTAAGAGTCAATCGTCGGATGACCGATTGCAGTGTGGAGTTTGTTAATCTCCGTCAGAGGAATACCATCAAGGTTGTAGCACTCAACAATACTGTTGGATGCGTGAGCCAGGGCAGCAGTTCCTGCTAGTCCACGACCACCTGAGGGAATCGTAATAATCTTACCATCAGCAGAGATTGCTTGATATTCAATAATCTCAAAGTGCTGTTTGGGAATCTCAGGATCGCGAATTACAATGAAACCTTTGTTAGAGGTGCTAATCGTAGTACCATTAACAATAGTATGGAAAGCAGTTGCATCGTTTACGTGCAGTGCGAAGGAACTGGTTACACCATCAGATGCTGTAATACCGTTTGTATGGTATGCAGAATCCATCAGTGTTGGTGACACCTCAGATTCAACTCCTTCAATTCTTACGCTGTTTGCCTGATCGTGCATACAGTGGTTTGCGTGACGAACAATAACCTCAGTTGCTTCGTTGAAGTAAGAAATCGGAGCAGATGGATAATCGTTGATGTCATCGCCAGCAAGAGTGACGCCATTGGATTGAACTGTGCCAGATGCAACAACAACAGAGTTAACTGTTTGTGAGATTGCATCGCCAGCAGCAAACGTACCAGTTACGGACTTAACAGTTACAGTACCAGTACCAGAGTTCCATTCGGTAACAGTTGCTGTTGCACCTGTGCCATTAGTGATGGACTCACCTGTTTGGAACGTACCGCTAGTACCTGTCATAACGATGGTTGCGGTAGATCTGGAGGATACCAGTCTATAAATGTATGTTGAACCAGATGCAACACCTTCACGGAACGTACCAACCAGGTCATCAACAATGATGTATGCGTTAGAAGAACCAGATACACCTTGGACAACTTCGCGAACAATCGCAGAAGGTGCAGGTGAAGTATCGGTCTGAGTCAACTCAGCACCAATAGTGAAGTTTGCAATGTGGTCGGAAAGAATAATCTTAACCTGAGGTTTGGTGGTTTCGATCGGGTTGTGACGGAGGCTAGCAATACCACCATTACCGATAGCAAGTTCAGCATTGTTAAACGCTGCTGTACCACTGGTGTTTGGCGTAAATGCTGCCTTGTACAGGATAAACTTAAGGTCTTCGTACTGGTCAGCGGTCCAGGTAGATGCGTTCTGAGACTTGAACAGAACACCAGCATAAGGTTGTTCGGAGATCGTTCTGTCGCTAGTTACGTCATCTTCACCCATTCTAGAGATCCAAAGTTTGTATTCGTTGGAGTCGGAAAGGATGACCACGCAATAGTCACGGTTCTCAACCACATATACAGGGGATGGGAATGTGAACTTGGTAGGAATTGTACCGTTCTCAGAAAGATTTACTTGAGAAGGAAGGAGGGTAACGTCAGAGAATGCCAGAACCTTGGTAGTCGGATAACCATTTGCCATCTCTCTGATCTGACAGGAGACAGGGATTCTCTCGTCACGAGTTCTGAAATAGATGTCAACACTGGTCAGGAATGCACCACCCTTAGATTCAACCAAGAAGGATTGTGCAAGAGGGTCATACCATCCAGTATCTCTGGTAACACGTGAGAACGTGTTGCTAACTGTACGATCTTGAGTAACCGTGTCACGTACCAGCTCAGCGTTTCTAACTGCAAGAATAGTTTGCTGCTTAGTTTCAATAACACCAGAAGCAACATAGTTATGCTGTGCAGCAGAGTCAACCTCACCAGGAACTCTGGAGTCGGTAGCAGAAGTGGTAACACGGATAACGCGAGTACCAGTCGCAAATCTTGGATTGGTGTTGACTGCGGGGTTAGGAATCCAAATGATACCTTCCAGGTCACCGTTAGTATTAGCAACCATACGCTTCGGTTTGACCACAGCACGTGCACCAGAGGTAGCACCTACAAGGATCTCACCCTCAAGGGGGTTGCCATAATACGTACCAGCAACAGTCTCAGACATTGTTTTAGTATCAATGTTGAGATATGGAGTGGTAGATGCATAGGAGGATGCAAGTTCAGTGGAGTCATATGGTGACAGACCATCATCGAATCCATTGTTGGGATCCATCAGCTTCAATCTGCAACCAGATGTCTGACCGACAACAGTCTCACCGACAACGAAAGGAGTGTCGTTAGTTCTAGTATCTTCAACGGTGTTCTTGATAACTTCAAGAAGTTTCGGTGAAGCGTAGAAGTTAATCTCTACGTTATCAATAAATGTATAGAATCTTGTGTTTGGCTTCAGACGCTGGATCTTGAATGCGATGTTTCTAGAACGGATGAACGGAACAATAGTACGTTCAATAGTACGATCACCAAGAGACTGGCGGTCAATTCTAGGAACAACACGAGTTCTGAGACCTTGACGTGTCTGAGAGCTAGTAGTTCTAGTTGTGGTTGTGGTAATGAAACGAATACCAGGACCACGAAGGAACTGAGTGTTGGAAGAGTTACTAGATGCAGACCAGTTAGTTCTCCATCCTTGCCATTGGGTAGGAGCAAAACCAGTGTTTTGGTCAGCACCCAAACGGAGCATAGTAGCGTTGAAGTCGCCTTCCAGGTTTACAACACGATCAGCAGCACGACGAGTATCCACCCAGTCATCAGACGATGGGAACAAGTCAAGACGACCGATGTATGCAAACACGTTGAACGGGTTGACATTCTCAACACGGGATGCATAGGGTTGGACAATAAATCTCTTCTCACTATATGGAAGAGTAATCGTGCCAGTCTCGTGCAAAGTAACACCACTAGAAGTCGCTGCGTTGTACGTCAGCGAAATGTTTGATGTGTAGTGTGAAGGACGAAGAACACCTTCTTTGAAGTCCAGGGAACAACCAAAGTCTTCGGAGTCTCCAGCAGCGGAGTCGAATGAAGTAAAGTTGTCAACCAAGAATCCATTCTTAAACTTATCGAAACCGTCACTGTCCTTAATAGACAGGGTGCTGGTTTCCAATTCAAGCATATTCAGCGAAGTGTAATACTCCAGCTGGTCAACACGTTTTTCAATCGTACCGATGTCACGCATCGTGAAACGACGATTGTTTTCTCTAGAAATACTTACGTCTTCTGGTGAATAACCATATGGTTGGTGAACCATAGTGGCAAGTAACATTGCATTATCAATGTTTGCAGGAAGTTCTCCATTTTCACCAGGAGTACCTTGGATAACTTTGAATTTCTGTTGATCTGTCAAGAACAGTTTATCAATACGACCCAAGTAGAAGTCGTAGTCACAACGGAAGTCGGATTCAGGTTTCGGAATATCGACAACGGTTGCGTTGTTGGCTACACCACCAGATTGGAAACTACGATCCTTGAAGTCAAGGGATGCACAGTTTACAAAATACGGAGAACCAACTGTACCAGAACCAGATAGAACAGGAGTAACAGCAGGTCGGAAATCAAGGACATCTCTCAGTTGCTTAACAACACCGTTTTGCTTAAAGGTTGGAATGTCATCATATGAAATACCAACGTACGATTCGGAAGCAAAATAGTCACCAGTTGCTTCGTGTACGAATCTGTTAAATACAATCTTGAGTTTTCTCAGTGGTTTAGTTGACTGAGCAAAACGAATCATCTTGGAAATATCATAATGATGACCTTGCTGGTTAGCATCCAGGAAGAAGTCTGACGTGATGTTTTTACTACCATTGTTGATAGAAGAATCAGCGTCGTTAATGATACCAGTGATTACGTTGTTGTTTGCGTCAAAACCACGTACACTTTCTCCCAGTTGGAAGAAGAAATCGTTTTCATATACTAAGTGGCAAACATATGACACAGAGTTGAACTCAACAACTCTTGCCTTTGCATTTGAGGTTTGACCTTCGATGATCGTACCTTTCTTAAAGATGGTCGCATCCTGCATCGTAATGAAGGGGACCTGTGCAGGGTTGTCATCGAGAGATTCATAGACAGCGTGCACCTTATATACATCAGAAGAACCAAGAGAAATCTCTTCGTCTTCAATACGGGTTCCATACAAGGAACCATAAGACAGTCCATACTTAGGAGCGTCAGAAGAAATGTTGGTCTTTTCGACCTTCATAACTTCCATCTCAGTAGCGTTCTTGAGTCTCTTCTCTGCTTGGTTCTTAGAGATAGAGGCAACAAGACGACAGGAGGTAACACCAGAGAGACCAGAAACAGTCAGAGATGTTCTGGGGGTACCAGTTGTGTTAAATGCAAGGTTGGGTTCAATATCAATCAACGTACCTGCTGTAGGAGCAAGAGATACGAGTTGATAATGATCCTTGTCATATGCAAGGAACTGTTCGTCAGCAGGCAGGGAGATCGTAAAGTCGTTAGATCCAGTGACGGTAATATCGTCAAAGGAACGTGCAACGATTGCCGATTCGTCAGAGATTTGACGGATCGACTTCTTGGGCATTTCGATCAGAAGATCTGCTGTCTCCTTATCATAGACCTGTGCTCTACGACGTACCAGGAATGCATAGTCTCCATTAGACACACCACTTGAAACACCACCAGCAGACAATGCACCACTCACGGAGTTGGTGATACTACCAGAAGTGAGAAGGTTGTCAATCTTATAAGTGTCACTACCATTAGGTGTCAAGATGTCACCAGGACGTAAATCTAGGGTGAAGTTAGACTTGGTACCAGTAAGAGTTGTACCGTTAACGTTGAAGTTACTACCAGCGATCAGTTTCTCGTCATCGAGAACAAGGTCACCAGCAAAAACGATTGCGTTAGTATCAGGGTCTCTACCAGTTACACCTTTAGCATCGGTGATCTCAAACTGGAAGAAGTCTGTAAGAGTTCCAACCTCAACACCATCACGCTCAATAACTTCACCAGCACGGAATCTACCAAATACCTGATAGACATTGAAGATCTGGTTACCAGCCTGTGCATCTACAACGAATGCTTTAGCACGAGATGTTCTACCACGGAGAACAGCACCTTGACCTGCAGTTACACCAACTGACATATGGAACACAGTCAGTGGTTGAATATCAAACAGGTACGTCTTAAATACGGTGCCTGTTGATGTGACAGTTGTTCCAGAGTGATATTCATATGCCGCACAACGTGCATATGCAATAACCTGTCCAGATGCAGTTAAACTATTACCAGGTGCAACATCACGGAACTCCAGAACCTGGTAGTTATCAGTGATGTTAGAACCATTAATAATGGGAGAACCCTTCACGTTATTCATCAGCATATAGTTGCCGAGTTCAAACGGAATGATTGAGTTCTGTAATGCTTTTGTTGTTCTGGGTTTTTGGAGATCGAGGAAAGTTGGGACTAGAGTTTCAACCTCATATCCTCTAACGTACGCTTTACCAGGAGAAATCTCAACTGCATAATATGAAGTGCTAGAAGCAATACCACCAGGAGAAGTTTGTCCAGGAAGATATACACCACCGTTGATGCCATCATCCTGATGCTCTCTCATACGGACATCAAAGTCACGTACTGTATAGTCACCAGATTCGTCGAAGGTACGACGAGCAAGTTCTTTGGAGAATTCGTTGTAAGCAGTTCTCTCTACAAACGATTCAACTGCTGCGTTGTTAATACGCAACAGTTCGATAAAGTTCTTGTCAGTGTCATCATCGATAACCTTCTTGGTTAGCGAAACCCTGATTCTGAACCTGTGAGCACCAGGAGCAGAATAGTTAGATGTACCAGTAGCATTGTCGTTGAGATTAGGATCATCTTCTGGCGTTACGATAGACTCGAAGATTTCCAAACCAACCCTATAAGAAGGTGTGTTTGTATATTGATCCAGGATAATCGTCTGTTCAGATACATCAACGAAGTATCCACGGATGAAATAGACACCGTTAGCAACGGTAGCAGTAGAACCAATCGCAGTTGCTGTAGTAGGAAGCAACTGTGCAAAAGGAGTTCCAATCTCAATCAGTGTGCTACCAAACGTAAGTTCAGCATCACAAACCAACTGTTCGTTTTCGACGAAAGAACGTTCGTCAGAATCATCACCACCAGATGTGATGTACTTAAGATAAAGAGTAATATATCCACGCTCAGATTCTGCAGCAGAGATCGAGAACAGAACCTTTGCCTTAATACCAGTCGTAAGACCAGTGACAATTTTACCGCTCAGTTGCTCACGATACTGCTCAACATTGGTACCCAAGAAGGATGCCTGCAGAAGCACCGCTTTAGAGTCCAGGTCATAACCAACCTGTCCAGGGATGACCATTGCGCCGTCCTTGAACATATGAGAACCCATCGACTCCACTTGGTTCTGGAGGATGGATTGCATCGTAGTAAGTTCCCTTGCCTGAATGGGGTATCCAGGGCGATAGAGAACCTTGTAAAAATTATTGTCCTTATCGAAATCGTCGTAATAAGGACTAATGTTTAGGTTGGTATTCTGTGGCATTTCTTAGAACTCTACTACGATCTTAATGTCTTCAATTTGGTCACCAGCACGGGAGATCGCTCTCCTATTGTCTATATAGATCACTTTTCCAGAGTCCTTTTTGACTTCTGGTTTTGCATAACCAGAGGTAAATGACATACCCAAATCGTACTCAGTGTTGTTAATAACACGAGTTGCTTCACCTGGGACAACTGGGAAGTTGATGTCAGGGTCAACAGACGTACCAGAACCAGAACCCACGATGGTGTTACCACCTGAGAACTCAACCTTGTTTCCAGAAATTTCGGGGAAGATACCGTCAACTCTGTTCTGATAGAACTTCAGAACTTTAGTAACAGAGTTCCAAGAAACAACACGACCACGAGCAGTCACTTGTTGACCACCCACCGTACGAGTCTGTGTAATAATTTCGTCAGTGTTAAACGAACCTGTGAAATCTGGTGAGAAAATCACAGCGTTTGTAGCAGAAAGTGTAATAGCATCTGCTAATTCTTCTGTACCGTACTTAAGCGGGTTCAGAACCAAACCAATACGACGATAGTCGTTATCAGTTGGGAAGTCTCCAGAACCTTCAGAGTAGGTAAATTTGGTGTTGATCATTACACGGAAACCACCCATCTCAATTTGAGGGGAGGAACCGTGACCACCTTTAGGGGGAATGATAACGTCGATGGCACCACCAGATCCAGTACCAGCACCGATACCGTTCACTTCATCAATGATGACCTTACCGAATGAGTAGTTAGATCCACCAGATGTAACAGTAGCAGATACGATCTTACCACCGTCAACAACAATAGAGATACGACCACCAGTTCCATCACCCTTGAGGGGTACGTTCTCATAGGTGCCGTTGTTGTATCCAGAACCAGAAGACTGAATAACAACAGTATCGATTTCACCACCAACAGCGTCGGACTGAACTGCAGTATCAACCAAGACAGGCATATAGTCTGCCGAGAAGAACTTCAGCACCTGTCCCACAGGGATGGTGTACATATACTTCCAACGATAACCATCAGCGGTTGTAATGATGGAAGTGGACGTACCAGTAGGTTCAACGGTGGAAGGCTTACCGTTGGGGTCTGCAGGAGACGTACCGTTGTAAATGCACTTATAGCACTGATACGAGGAGTTCACCACGTAGAAGTCTGCATCATACAGTTTGGTAGCACCAGAAGATGCAGTTTTAGAGGATGAGTAGTCGTGACGATACATATCGTACACATAACCCAAACCACCAGTGGTTTGCTCAGGGGGAATCCAGTCAATACGACGGATAACTTGGATAGCGTCATTCGCAAGAACGCGCTTCATCGAAATCATATCGTCGTATGAATCCGAAAACTCCTGAAAGGAATCGATAGGAGTTGGAGGATTATTCTCGTTATCCCATTCTTGAGGACGCCCAATGTAAACATACAGACGATCTCGATTCGCTCCAGCAGCTACGTCACTCTGAGTTTTATCAGGACCTTCGAGGGACTTGATAAAACGCTCAGCGGTAAAAATTCTAAATTGATCGGTTAGTAGTGCCATTGGACAGTTTCTGCCTTCTCTTTATTTATAGTGGTTAGTCAGGTTCGTTTCTGACGTACGTTGGATAGTTGATAAATTGAATCACACCTTGAGCGCCAGTAGACCCTCCAGTAATATTTTCATTCTTGTTCCAGAGGTAATTACCAGCATTAGGTGTGGGATTGTTCACTAGCAACGTTTTAGTTGCAGAGTTCCAACTCACCACAGTTCCAGTAATGCCACTGACACTTCCAGTTACCGTTTCGGAAACTGAGAAGTTGTAAGCATTGTTCATAGTTCTAAAGATGAACTCAACCAATACAGGGTGTTCATCACCATCACCAAGTGCACCAGCAGTTGCTACTGTTGGAGACTTTGTTGGAATGGATGCATCAGCCATCTGATCACCAACTTGGAACAGTGACGTGTTTTGACCACCCAAAGTCTCTTCAATGCCGTACAGTGAAACAGCAATTCCACCATCGAGACTAATTTCACCTTCAAAATCAGTTCCCGTATTGATAAGATCGGGAATACCATCACCAGCACCATCTAGTTCATCATCATCTTCAAACTTTCTGTCCTGAATCAAACCAATGGGGTCTGTTAACTGAACAATGTTGTCACCAATAGACTCTAAAAGTACGTGTGGTTCTACACCAGTAGTAGATGCTCCAGCAACACCACCGCTAAAGTCAATAACTTGTGTGGTTACATTTGAGTTTCCACCATCAATGAATGCTAGTTCATCAACTTCAAAGACCAGGAAGAGTGCTCTCTCCTCAGGTCTCCAGTCATAAACACGAGCAATTTTGTTACCAGAACTTTCGTCAGTACGTACAAGACGATCACCAACGTTGAAAGTATATTGAGAAACACCAAATTGGTCATCCGCAAGGTTATCAACTAGAACCTTTTGATCATATCTAAAGTTGATAGCACGATCACAACCAGTGAAAGACGAAGATGTCTTGCCTGTATATCTGATCACCTCTCTTCCGATGAGAATCTTACCAGAACCAGCGTACGGTGCCGTAGTCTCAACAAAAATGGTTGTATCTGAAATGCTAACAGGAGCAATCAGACCAGTGATGTTATATACAAATGAGTTATAAGATTGCCTATTTCTAGACTTTTTAACTAGGTCAGTTTTTCTGGTGAAAAGAACTTGAGGTGCAGAAGAGTACCCACCACCAGGATCCAGAATATCAATACCTGTAATGGCACCAAGATCAACAGTAGCTTGTGCTCTGGCTCCACCACCGCCACCACCACTAAGAAGAATAACAGGGGGCGTTTTGAAATACTCACCAGGATTTGAGATATTAATCCTTTTGATAATACCGAACTCGTCAACGTCAGCAACGCCTGTAGCACCGCGTCCACCACCTCCAGAAATGATAATGTTAATGTCACCATTCTCATAGTTTGCACCTGGTTCTTCTAATGAGAGACCAGTAACCAAACCAACAACAGGACGAAGTTCAGCACCAGAACCACCACCACCTTCAATTACAGCAGTAGTTTCATCACTAAAATACTGGTCTCCATTGGACAGCATTTGAATGTACTGAATGGATCCAGCAGGTGCTAATAAGTTGCCACCAGAATCATACTGATCTTGTTCCCAAAGAACTGCCTTTGCCTCGGCACCATATCCATCACCACTCGTAGTGAGTGTAATCCTAAATGGATCATAACCTTCGCCAGGATCCAACACCTTTACAGCAGCAATCTGTCCATTCTTAATGATTGGTTCTAAGATTGCTGTTCTGAGAGGTGTTCCACAATTTGAGACTGTAAGTTCTGGCGGATCAGATTCGACATAACCTGAACCACCATCTATTACATATACGTCTCTAATACCATACGTACTATTAAAGACGGGTTCAATAACCGCGCCTGCTCCTGGGACTACTCTCGTCATTTATCACCTAATATCAAGGGTACCGTTCATAGAAGAGTGGATGGTGCACTGATAATACAGTGTGGCGGGCGCATCCATAGGAACTACAAAAGTTTGAGCACCAGTTGTGGATCCAGTAAGACCAGTGGTGTAAGCAGTGCCACTAAGACCAGTAGTAGACTGAATTCTCAGAGGATGGCTACCACCTGAAAGGTTGTGGAAGACATAGGTGAATCCACGATAAAGAACCAAGGTAGGATCAGAAGATCCAGATGCTGGGAGACCAGGACCTTGTACGTTGTAATCAGAACTACCAGCACCACTGAATCTATAAAGAAGTGCGGGAGATGGTTTGTGGATAGTTGCGTTATCGTGTCCTTTAATGATCGATGATCCTACAGGAGCATTGTTGATCTGACGACGGAATCCTTGGTCAGCGTCTTGGAACGTAGTGCCATCGTTAGCAACTTGAATTTCACCATTGGTGTCCAACTTGATACGCTTTGTACCAATCTTAATTTCTGCACTGTCAGGAAGTTCCAAGTTGTTGGAAGCATCCATCGAGAGTTTCTTAGTTCCACCAGAACCGAAACGAATTTCAGCGTTCTCTGGAACCTCAAGGTTACCACTGTTATCAAACTTGAGTGCCTTAGAAGCATCACCACCAAAGCGGATGTCAGTACCAGCAGCAAGATCGAGGTTACCACTACCGTCTATAGCAATGACTTTAGTGCTCGCCTGATCACCAAAGCGAATAGAACTATTAGAAGGCAGTTCCAAGATGCCATCACCGTCGATTTTCATCGAACGACCAGCACCAAAGTTAAGTTCCTGACCACCGAGGTCAACTTTACCTGCTTCGTCTTCAGAGACGATGCGGTTCATCGAACTAATCTTCAGAGCAGAAGTGGTGTTGAGGTCTGTGCTAGAAGATGCCCCAGCAGTAGACACCCTAATAAAACCACGAGCACCAGCATTCTCGGCAGTGAAGTCAGTAAAATCTGCATCAATTTTTGCACCTGTCGCGTCCTCAATTTCAAGTTTGGTGCCTGCCTTCATAGCACTGAAGCGAACACGGAACTTCTCTTCCTGAGTGGAATCTTCAGACGCCAGTTTCGAGCTGATTGTACGTGTTGCACCAGTGTCAATAGACTGAACAGTGTGATGCTGTCTCTTTCTACGAGTAATTTCTTGAGTTACATTATCAGTAGAAAGACCAGTGTCATCCAACCAAATGGTAGATGCACTCAGATACAGATCACGGAACTTGAGAGAAGACGAACCAAGATCGTACGTGCTGTCACTGTTAGGCAAAAAGTGTGTATCGATAACAACGTTACCAGAACCGTTGTTAGACAGGTTGGTGATCGAGGAGCCCCCACCCCCACCACCTTGCAAGTCATCGCCTGGTTGGAATCTGTTGTTAGCATCATTCCACTTCAGAACCTGACCGTTGGTAATACCAGCCAGGTCAACGTTTGACATATCGCCAATCGCTAGTTGACCTTCAGTAAATACCGAACCGTTCCACTTCAGGACTTGGTTGGTAGAGGGAGACCCGACGCTAATTTGCAGATTAGTATTGTCTCCAAGCTGAGCATACAGCTCGTTGAAAACATTATTAATCTTAATTGCACCGTCTCTTAGAGTATCGCCTGTTCCGTCATTTGCGGATACACCGACGTTTACATTCTGCTTTGCCATAATGGGGGGTCTTTTCTACAGTTGTATTTATGTCATATCAAAGTTTTCTGACGTGTTGTCGAAGAATAAGTTCGACCTCGTAAAGTCAGGATTGTTATTGTCTCTGTCGAATTCGACAGGAGTCATATCGTACTTACCAATACTATTGTCAAATTTTAAGATAGAGGAATAATCAATAGTAGTTCCACTACCTGTTACGGTAAGAATTGCCAGGTTGGATGATAGTGGTGAATTAACCGCTTGTTGAGCGCCACCAGCAGGACCTGTCAAAATAACTCTATATCTGTAACCCGTCATAAATGACAGGGCAGTGATAGTTAGTTGTGATTCGTTTGCACCAATAATGTTTGACCAGGCAAATCCACCATCCGTAGATACTTGCCACTGATAATTGATCGTACCATTCTCTGGTTCGATAGTTGCAGCCACATTAAATTGTTGTGTATTACCAGAGGTCACAGTCGCGTTGGTTGGTTGACTACCAATAACCAGAGAAAGTGGATCGTCAGATCCACCTCCACTGTCCCCGCCACCAGAATCCTCAACAATAGCAACGAACCCGTTATTATCGGGTATCACTTGTGCTTGTTTAGACGTACTACCCACCATAAATGGGAATACGGGATCACCATTAGTATCTTCTGTAAGGAAATATGCCCAAGTTCCACTAGGGAACTCTGGGGTCACACAGTATCTACCATTGTGCACATCAAGCTTTCCAGTACCACCAATGTACTCCCAGTCTTCCATAAACACACCTGCTGGGTACTGTGCTCCATAAGCAGGTCTACCTGGGGATGCTTCTGCCCTAACGGCATATCCTGACTCCATCCTTATTGGAGGAGTAGTGTTGTCATTGGAATCTGTATAACCATAGGGTCCATAAACAGGATACCCATCAAAGCAGAAACCAATAATTTTTGAGTGTCCGTCAGGATGACGGGTATTGTCTCCATTGAACTGAGACGTACCATAATAATCGTTGTAACCAGCGATTGCTTGGTTTGCATTCCAACAATCTAAGAGGTCGCCGTCCCTATAAGAATACTGACCACTTTGCTCAGGACGACCGCCACAACTATCTTCTCCGCGGCTAATAGACTGATTAGGACCAGCTGCCACGTAGGTAAATCCTTGCGGCGGGCTACCGCTAGTTCCACCACTAGGATTAAAGATGGCAACACCGTTTGCAGCGATACCAACAATACCCACACTGAAAGCCCCACTATCACTCGTGTTTTCTCCACCTCTGTAAGTGAAGGCGTGATTGAAAGTATAAGGGGATATAGTGTTGGCATTATTAGCATTGGGAAAGGTACCATTAGTTACAGGTGTTGGTAAACCATTACCTGTAACCGTTAGCACTTTCGTGGCTGGATTGTAAGAACCTTCTGCTGCCATCTGCTTTTTTAACTATTTAGTTGTCGTCGAAGATCTGTGTTGGAGTGAAGTTGTCGATAACGGTAGCACCGATGTTGACGTTGAGGACCGCTGCCTGAGACAGGATCGGAACGGCACCAGCTGATGTAATACCGCAACGGAACTCGTCACGATCGTCACCTTGCGTTGCCGCGTTGGTGATGTACGTGGCGCTGGTTGCACCTGCGATGTTAGTCCAGGTGTTTGTTCCGTAGTCCTTCTTCTGCCACTGATAGGACAGAGAACCGTTGTTGACGTTGATTGCGTTGCCCATCTTGCTGTGGTTACCACAGACGTAGTAGAGAGTTGCAGGTGCGTCATCAGCAACTGTGATTTCAACGCTGCGTTGTGATGCCTCGTTGAATCCTGCTGCATATGCTGCGTAGTCTGCAACAGCGACGTTGTTAAGTTTGTAAACAACGCCAGTCTCATATCTGTCAGTTCCACCGTAAGCGGTCTCAGTCTCAGAGAAGTAGATCTGGTGCGTGGAGTTAGATGCCTCGTTCTGGTTGAATCTGTACGTAGCACCTCTAACAAAACTGAATTGAGGAGATTCAGTATTCTGCGAGAACTGACCACCGATAACGTAGTAACCTTTGCTAGATCCATCATTGTAATAAGGATGGTTAACACTCTTATTATCAACGGTGACGGTGTAAGGAACCACGTTAGAGATCGTGACACCAGCAGAAACCGTGAACGCCGCAGTCTGACCTTGGTTGACCGTGAGACTCAAAGGTTGTTGAGTGATGCTGATGAAGTTCTCAATGGTGCCAGTACCACCAGTTTCAGGAATGAAGTTAGGATCGTAAATGTCAATACCGCCATTCAGTGCGGGACCTGTGGGTCCAAGGAAATCATCTGCAACTGTTGTGTTAGCAGTAATCTTGGGAAGTACGTAACCCTGACCAGAGTTTGCAACGTCAATGCGTGCAACACCAACCAGTGCCTTAACACGACCACCAAAACCAGAGGAAGAAACAACATCAACCTGCGGGCGAGAATCGTAACCATCACCAGAACTTGTCAGAATTGACTCGGTAATGCGACCACTCTCAATCTCTGCCAATGCTTGAGCACCACGACCTTGAACAGCGCCCGAGTATTCAAACGTGATCAGGGAGTTGGAAGATTCAATCAGAGCAACAGTTCTGGTCTCTTCTTCACCTTCGATGATCAGATTATCACCTGCTTCAATCGGAGGAACGACAGTTGCCGCGATAACGTCAACGTCAGAACCGATGTAGGAGAAGGCAACGAAGGTTGAACCTGCGCGAGGAATCTCAGAGAAGATGATTCTAGAACCAACGATCTCGAAACCAATTCCAGGTTCCTGAATAACACCGTTCAACTGACAGATGATGTTGTTTTCAGGGAGAATAGTATTGGACTGTACACCGTCAGTCAGTGTAAGCGAGTAGAACACACCATTAAGTTTCAAGTTGAAGGAGTTCCTCAACGAGTCGAAGTCGAAGGAGATGTCATCCAACTGACGCAGTTTGCCCATATAGACACCGTGGAAGGTGGATCCAACAGCAGGTGCTTCAGTGAACTGGATGTTGTCAGAGAATGCGGTGAAGGAGTAGTCTGCACCAGGAGGTTGGAGGATACCGTTCACGAAGATCATCATATGACCTGCGGGATCGGGGAAGTATGAAGTTCCGTTATCCTGAGTAAGTTTGAAGTTGGTTTGAACACCGTCGAAACCTCTGAAGTAACGACGTACGCGACCACGGAGGTATCTTGCATTCGAGCAAGCACCACGGAATCCTTTGTCACCAATGATCTGAGCATTCTTTTGGAATGTTCCTTGAGTTCCCTCCAGTGCCAATACAGCGCGTGTACCAAACTGTGTGATCTTAGCGATCTTACCGTATGCAGATGTTGCAGTAATAGTTACTGCTCCTGCCTGGGTATATACAGACGGGAATAGGGATCCAGGTGGAATCTTCGCGAGTGTGTACGTAGAGTTGCTTGCAATATCATTAATAGTGACACCCTCAGGTGCACCAGTGATATTACACAGATATACGTAGTTGTTATTAGTATCAAGTTCAGTCACGGTTGCAGTCCAACCAACTTGAATACCACCATTGAGGATTTGGATAGTGTCACCAACCTCAAAGGTATCAACAACACCAGTATCAGTGATCAACTGTCCATATGTAATGCGAGTGATGTCTCTACCGTGTACGTACTCACCGAAGTTGGGAAGAGTCTGGAAGGATTCGATCTCAATAATCTGATCGGTAACAGAACCGTAGATAACGTCTTGAGGTTTGAATTCTCCTGTGACAGTCTCAATATCGAAAGTAATACGACCTGCCTGATTATCAAGCAGTGCACCGTTGTTATTTCTAACAATAAGAGCAGTTGCTTTACTGCTAGTGTTGACAGAGAAGATCTTGTCTGTAGCAATAAACTTACCTTGACGGAAGTTGACCAGGATTCTATCGTGCTCAGTGACGTAATCAGCAGTTGCACCAGTAGTTACCCCTTCAAGGGTATTGCCAGCGGTAAATGTTCCTTGAGGTGCAAGCAACTTAATGTAAGTTGCGTTGTCGGTTGCAAGGATTGTACCAGTATTAGAGGTAGCACCCTGAACCACGACAGTTTCACCGTTCTGGAAGGAAAGACCACCAACTGTTGCAGCAGAGAAGTTGTTGAGTGCCAGATACTTGACCTGGTACATAATCTCAGCAAGATTATCCTCAACACGTACGATTTCTGCGTAAGCACCAGTTGTAGCACCGTAGATAACGTCTGCGAGATCCATACCAGAGTTGACTGGGGTAGGAATCTCACGAATACCATAAGTGATGGGAACACGATCAACACCAGCATCTCTTTCAACTTCCAGAGTATGAATCTGAGAAGGTGTGCCAGCAGTCAGTTCACGTACTTCACCGTCGATATATTCTGCCAAATAGATTCTATTTGAAGTTGTGTTCGGGTGAATCCAGTAAACCTCACGATCAAGTTCTGCAATAGCAGTACCAAGAGATGTGTACTTAACGCGATCGTATGCTTCAAACGGATGACCAGCTGCCGAGATGTAGTTGCCAGAAGTATTGACAGCAACACCTGCGTCAAATGTCTGCTTCAGATACAGAGTCGGGAAGGTAGATCTCTCAAGAGCAACGAAAATCAGATGGAACAGTTGATTCAGTTTATGAACCGAATATTCAGTTGCACGAAGTTCGCGATCAGTATATGTGGGTTGGTTTGAATACGTACCAGGATTAGGAGCATCTTGTCGGATGATGTTCTCCATATGAATCCTTATTCTCTGTGCGTGGAAGAGAACACGGGTTCTAAAGAGAGTTGGGAAAGCAACGAATTGACCCTCTGAGTCAAACCATCCATTTACGAGTTGCAGAACCTTAGCATTACCATCAGTGATAAAGTCGTAGACAATAGCATTCAGAATTTCATCTGCAAATGCGATGTCACCACCATAACCAGGATACTGAGTCATTGTCTGCTCAAATGCTTCATATCTGATGTATTGATCGTTGTACATCAGAATACGTGCAGTCTGCTTGTACTGCTCAGGACCACTTCCAAGACCTGCGATCAGGACATCGAAGAGGACGTTAGATGCAGACGTGACGTTGTAGCACGTACCACCCTTATACTCAGTATTAGTGGTAACTGGGAGTGTTCTAGTAATACCTGCGAGGTGACTACCATTACCCTGAGCGGCAGTATCAATAGTGTCAATGAGTATATCAAACAGGGTAGTAATCGAAGCAGCTTGCACCGCGCAATTTCCATTACCAGCCTGATCGTACGTGATAGAAATGTCACGCTCAACACCACGATCACCAGTCATTGGCCACTCAAGCGGCAGAGTTCTGGTAATACCATCCAGGTAAGTTTGATAGTTAGAAGCAGTAAACAGTCCGATCGGAATACTCATCAGAGTGGTGATCGAAGATGCGACCGCAGCACAAGCAGGACTGTTGCTATCAACAGTAATCGTGCTGTCAGTTACCTGAGTGCCGAGAGTGCTGCTGTTAGTAGTAACAGACTGCTGACGCATTACCTCAATGGCAATGTCGCGTGCCTGCTCGAAGATATACTTGGTTTCAGTTGCAGCAGAAGTAACGTGTGCAATGGCGTTAGAGTTGCTGATATAGAACTCAGTTGCATACCAAATCTTGTTGTTACCACCGTGCTTCAGGTTGAAGATCAGATCTCTCAGGATGTCTTTGATGTCATCGATACAGTTCTGATTACCACCAGGAACAACCAGTGAAGGATATTGGGCAAGACCACGACCCATTGCAGTAGTAGCAATAAAGGTCCAGTTTGATTCGATCAGATTCGCAGCATCATAGAAGATGTCTTGAGTTGCGTTTTCATAGTACGTATCGCGAGGTGCTGCTTGACCAAGACCTGATTGAGTGGTGTCCTCATAGGGTACGAAACCAAGTCTATTCTGGATCGCGAGGATCGCCATATCACGTGCCATCTTGAAGGCATACATTGTCTCTCCAGACTGTTGCTGGACGTGAGACAGTGCCAAATCTTCATTCAGGTACAGTGCAGCAGCATCATAGGTTTCGCTGTTACCACCAAAGCGGATGTCGTGAACAACAGACTCAAGGATGTCAACGATGTCATCTTCACAGTTAACCTTACCACCAGGAACTCGGAATCCATTGTGTTTGAATGCCGAAGTCTTGGTTGTCAGATCCACTGCCTCAGCAGCAATATTTCTTGCATTGCGAAGGATGATGTCACCAGAATCCAGATCTCTATCGGTACCAGTGTATGCCTTGGGATCGATAGTTACTGTGTGGTCTCTGTAGACAACTTCATCAGTCCATTGTGCCTGATAGTAATCAGTTGTATCCGCAGCAACATCATTCGGGTTCTCATTTCTACCGATCAGAAGACCTTGTACTGCCTTCTCAGAAAGCATCTTGGCATATTCGATAGAATCAAGCATTGCCAGGAGTTCGGTATCAACGTAATTGATATTGGTCTGGTTATCCAGATACTTATCAATCATTGCCTGGGTTTCAAAGTTGCCACCAGTTACCAGGTCACCACCAATAGCGGGGAGAATGTGGTCTCTGAGGTCACGTACACACTTGTTTCTATTGGGGATCTGCAGTTTGCTAACTGTAGAGAATCCAACCAGAATGTTGTACTTGTCTTCGATATACGAAACTGCTTCATCAGCGATAAACGCACGGTTGAAGTAGATGGCATCAGCACCGTCACGGAAGCGATGACCAGTAGGACCGATGATGTCAAGGAGATCATCAACAGTATTTGTGATGAAGTCTTGGATGTTCTGTGCTGCAGGAGCAGCGAAGTAATTAGGTACACGTACGCCAGTGGAATATGCACCAGACAAATCAGTTTCGTCTAGAGTAATTACATCGACACAGAGTTTTGCAACTTCACGCCAAGTGTAGATGGATTGTAGTTGCTCACCACCAATGTGCTGCAAAGCACCAGATCCTTCAATATACGCTCTACCAACAACGGTAGTGTTGTAGTTACCACCTTGGATAAGATCATCGATGATAGCGGGAAGAATATAAGACTTAGTATCACGAAGACATACATTTTCACCCGCATAAGACATACCACCGTCACCTGGGATAACGAAATCAGGATAACGATTTCTCAGGCGACCAACTGCCTCTTCAGCAATCCAGTTGATGTTCTTACGAATAACCTCAGCACAATCTCTGAATGCCTGACGACCCAGGTCAACACCTTCAGTAGTCAGTTCAGATCTCCAGAGTTCTACCTCATCAGCAGTTGCAGAAGAAATGGTATGTGTTACATACGTAGCGTAGATTGCGTCAGTCTCCATTGCAAACGGTGCTTCACCGTCAAGTGCGAAGGAGGTGTTATCGTCGTCTACGAAGACAGTGGGGGGAGTAAACGTAGAAGAGTACGTCGCGATTCCTTTACGGATAATAACGTTCTCCATCCAACCACCGAACGGACTTGCGTTGTTCCAAGCAGCACCAACTTTGATTACCTTATCAACACTATAGTCATTAGCGTCAGTGTAGTCGCTACCAACTTGTTGACCACCAACAAACAGTTTGGTTACGTTAGTTGCGCGAGTAAGTGCAATGTGATACCAGGTGTTAGCACCTTGATTAAGTGCTGAAGTACCAATGATAACGTCAGCACCTGCGATCGCTAATCTTACACTGTCATTCTGCAGTATCAAGGTAAGTTGAGAATCAGATCCACTCGAACGGAAGTCGAAGAGAGTCTGTGTTCCAGTCAGTGATGTGGGACGAATCCACAGTTCCAGGGTGTAGTCTCCAGTACCAAACGTTACGCGATCGGAGGTAGGGTAGGAAACATAAGAACTGGTACCAGAGAATTTCAGTGAAGCGTTGCCAGAAGCATATGTCAATGCATCCTGGGTAACGTTAGATCTAGTCAGTTTGGAGTTTGTAATATACTCATTTGCCTGCAAGGTGCCAGTAATGTCCTTGGAGTAGATCCACTTGTTACCAGCATTAGAACCGATAACGTCATAGGTTGCACCAGAGGTAATAGCGGTAATAACATCACCAAAGGCGAAGAATCCACCAGAGGACTTATCCTTATATGCGTGCTTGGTGCAGCGAAGTGTCTCACCATCTTGGAACGCATATGCTGGTTCGATACGAGGTACGTTACCGATAGCCCACTGATAAGTAGCGGGGTTTGCAGCAGTAGGATCCTGAAGAGTATCGGTGATAATCTTCATAAAGTTGGTGATAGCAGACACCTGGTTGACACAACCATTGGCGTAACCATCCAGAGCAGTTGTAGGAACAGTTCTGGTGTAGGTTGCTTCAAAGTTTGCCAGAGTACCAGGAGATGCAGTAGTGCCAAGTGCGCCAGTAGCAATACCCATCAGGGTAGTGATAGAAGAAGCAACAGCAATACAAACAGGTGAAGTAGTATCAGCAGTGATTGTGTTGTCAGTTACCTGAACCCAATCGTGTGCGCCTTGCTTAACTATTGCATTGTTTCTCATCACTTCGATCGCCAGATCGCGTGCCTTGTTGAATGCAGTTACTGTGTCATCTTCATAACCAGCAACGTGAGCACCAACCATATACTTCCTGGTTGCATCGTAAACAAAGTTGTTACCACCGTGTGCCAGGTTGTAAGTCATTGCTTCCAGCATATCCACGATGTCAGACAAGCAGTTGTTGTCTCCACCAGGTACGGTCAAGGAAGTATTGACAGTCTTAGCGTGATGAAGTGCTTCGTGAGCAATAAACCACTTGTTAGCAAGGATCAATGTACGAGCATCAGCGTGACTGTTATCTACAACCGCGAACTCTTGAGTGATTTGGTTGTCGATATACTGCGTACGGGTAGTCCACAGTGGAGTATGTGCAATGTTTCTGATTGCTTTAATTGCAAGGTCACGTGCTTGATTGAAAGCATATACAGTCTGGTTTAGAGCACCATCCAGGTGATAAACCGAATTGCCCTGTACGTAAGTTGCTGCAGCATCCCAAACTTCAGAGTTGCCATCATATTCCAGTTGATATGCAACAACATTCAGGATGTCAACAATATCATCCTCACAATCACGGTCACCACCAACGGATTGAACCACGAATGCAGGGTAGAAGTCCTTCATAATGCCCACTGCTTCTTCAGCAATGAAACGTGCATTCTTACGAATCAGATTAGCAGCATCATATGAACGCTGATCGTCTACACCTCTGAGAGAAGAGTTATTGAAGTAGATCTTCTTGTTGCGGATGTAGTCACCAGCAGCAAACTGGGAACCTGCCAGGTAGTTATAACGGATTTCCTGGTTTCTAACCTCTTCAAAGTCGAGGAAGTCTTGGTTGTTTGCAGTTTCACCATCGTACAACTCGGTCGGATTGATGACAGTCTCCGAAATATTGTCGAGAATGACGTTCGGATACGTGATAGAAGGAACACGCTGGAATACCAGACCAAAGAAAGTGGACGGAGGAGACAAATCGACCGTATCAATGATTTGCTGACTGACAGAATCCTGATAAGGAGCAATAGCTGACACAGTTGCAGCGATATTTGATCTAGCAGAGTAGATAATATCGTTGAACTTGAGTGCAAAATCACCAGTTTCGTATGCAGCAGTACCAGAAGTACGTGAAACGAGCAGTTCGTTACTGATTACGCCATTATTGAGGTTATTTTCTTCAATAACAGCAAAATTACCTGCCAAGTTTTTGATTGTTTCACCTTGTTCAAAGATGGTTTTGCTTGTCAGGTTAGTAACAGCACTCAAAACACCATCAAATCCAGTAGCAGAAGACAGAACATTGTCATTAATAGCAAATGTGCCTTCAATATTGACCACATCAATGTAATCAGTACCAGAATCAATGACAGTTGCAGTGCCTTCATTCTGCAAAGAACGTACAATCTTACCAGCGGGGGGGAAGATGCCTGCAGTTGTGCTAAATGTATAGCGAGTAATCGCCATTTGGGTGTACGTTACCGTACGGAACTTGATTCTAGAAGGTGCTCTAGGGGGTTCATCAAACACAATGCTGGGTCCAGCAGTTGTAAATGACGTTCCAGGTGCCTGTGCAACACCGTTAATCAGAATAAGCATCTGATCATCAGTTGCAGTAACAGATTCACCTTCAACAGTCAGAGGGAACTGGGTCTTAATACCATTGAAATCGCTATCAATGTTATCCAGTTTCTTAACAATAGAGGTCAAAATTTCCTCAGAGTTAGTCAGACGCTTCTGTCTGAACAGAACTTCGGTATTGTTGAACTCAGTGTAGATCGGTTGTGCGTTAGCAAACGAGGTGATCTTGTTAATATCAGTAGAACTGAAGATGTTGACCTCTTTAACAAGGTCAGAAATGACTTTACGTCCAGAAATATCCTTACCACCACTAAGTGAAAGTTCACCGAACATATTGAAACCAACAGGGTGGTTAGTTTCGAGCAGTGAAGTTCTCCAATCGTTGATAGGAGTCTGAGACTTGACGACGTACGAGAAGTTCTGATAGAAGTAGGAGTCTTGAAGCTTCTGGACAATCTCAGAAGGCTTACCCACGTCATCGATAAATTGACCAGTTGTGGTGGTCATAGAGTCGATATTCAACGTACCACGTGCGATTGAGAGGTTATCGATCAAACCAGATGCACGAGAGACCTGACCAGTAACTCTTTCACCAGGAGTCCAGGTTCCATCATAGTTTTCCAGTTTCAGGATACGAGGACCAATCTGCCAACCTTCGTTATTAGAAACGTAACCAGTTGCAGTTGCAGTTTCAATACTATTACCTTGATAGACCAGTTCGCCCTTCAGGAAGCGTGAGGTCTCAACGATTGCTTCAGCAACACCACCAAACACTTCAGTAAGAAGGATTTGACGACCTTCACCCTGCGTCAAGAATGTAATGAAGTTACCAGACTCAGCATCAACCTGAGTCAGTGCAATTCTCAACTGATCAGGTTCCAGAGAGTTTGCAGAACCTGCAATAGCATAGTACGTAGTGTTTGCATTCAAACTGACCAAACCAGCAGAACTCGGTTTCGGCAGAATACCAACCGTAGAACCAAGATCTTCTGCTCTCAACTGAACAGCAGCACCAGTCGTGATACCGTGCGGGAAGTTGAACTGCAGATAACCCAAGTCGAGGTTAACAACGTAGTTGAATTCGGACTTCAGGGTGACAGTCGGTTCAGAAGAGTAACCAGAACCAGGGTTCTTGATGATAACTTCAGAAAGTCTGTTGTTCTTGACGATTGCTTCTGCTTCAGCACCAGTACCGCCACCACCTTCAATCACAACTCTAGGAACAGAGGTGTAACCAGAACCAGGATCAGTGATCTTGATCTCTGACAAAATAGCGGTGTTAAACAGCTGGAGGTTTACAGGGAATGTAATTTCGGGTCTCAGAGTATAATCGTGAGAATAACCGAAACCAAATTCGTTGTTCTTCAGTTTCTTAATCTTACCGATGCTCTTACCTTGCAGGAAGACAGCAGCGCCTGAACCTTCATCAGGGATAACAACCTCAAGTGCTGCACCAGAACCAGCAAGCAGAGGTCCAAGGATGCCAGGAATAGCATCAACATCAATAGATGCAGTCTTATATCCTTTACCAGCAGATGTCAGAACGACATTTGTAATAGTTCCAAGCAATTCACCATCATCAGCAACTGTGATGTTACACAGAGCACCTTCACCGTCGCCCTCAATAGGTACGTTGTAGTAGATGCCATTTACATATTCAGTACCGCCAGATGTGATACGGATTTTTTCAATCTCTCTATTGGATGCAATATCGGTAACGATAGGCAGTTTCTGATAGAATCCACCTGGGTTAACCAGTTTGATGTCAGAGATAGGTCCGATTGCCTTAGTAGAAGTCGTAGAGTACGACGCTCTGGTAAGACCCGTTTCAGTTTGACCCAAAGGTGCAGTGGATTTCTCAGGTTCGCTGCTCAACTCGAAGTTGAATTGAGTATCACTGAGGATTTCATTAATAGTGTACGTTCCCTTATATGGAGTCTGGATAACGTCAATAAACGAATCATCGCTAACAGGTGAGTTATCAGGGCTAGTTCTGGAAGGATCGAAGTAGTAGGAGATGTTAGTAACATCTTCGTTAACGATAAACTTGACCAGAGGTTTAGGTGATGTCTGATCAGTCAGTCCAGGAATACCTTCTCTAACAATGTTAACGAACGGATATTCCAGTTTGTACTGGTTATCCTTCGAGAAGGACATAAAGTATCCAAGGTTAGAAACATCATCCAAGTCAAAGATATATTGATGACCACGTACAAACAGAAGTTTGGGGTGCTTAGCGTAGATGTTTACACTACCAATAGTATTTTGTAAGAATGCAGGATCCTGTACAGCAACAGATCTCAATTTGTACGTAAACTCTCTACTATTAAAGATTTCTTGAACAAAGAATGATCCAGCGTACTCATTTGTTGAGAATCCTTCAACAAAGATGATTTCATTGACTTCAAAGTTGTTCTTACTGCTAGAGGCACAGTAAACAAGATCAGTGTATGACAAAGCACCACTAGGAATAACATCCTTATCAAGATTAGATGTCAAGGTAAACTTCTTAACACCAACCAGACCAGCAAATGTCGCAATCTTGTGGGTAGCATCAAATGTCAATACGAGACCAACAGCGGCAGCATCAATCGTGTCACCCTTAATATAAACAGAATCTGCGTAGATCTCATCAATTTTAATGATGTAGTCAGTAGGACTAAACTCTTTCCAAGTTGCATACTGTGCAAGAATGCCACCAGCATACGCAGTGTTATTGATGTCTACATCAAAGGAACCAGCAATTCTAGTAAACACCCAGTTAACAGAACCGTCAGAAACCGTACCTACATTGTGAGTAGGTGCAGTTACTCCAGACGTACCAGTGCTAGATGCGGTGTAGATCTTACCATCGTTATAAACCTCATCACCAGTGGTGTATGGGTTGTTATCACCCCACTGAGGAATTGTTGTTTCTACAGTAAAGACCTGTGCAATCGTATTTTCATCGTTTGCAGTAGACTTCAGTTTTTTCTGGGTATCAAAGTTACCAATGATCTTACCGATTTTTACAGAGTTAGTGCCAACTTCAACGATGGTTCCATATGCGTTAACAACATCTTGACCGCCAATGGTTTGATATTGTTGCAGGATAGAACCCTTAGTAAACGTTGCAGGTTGATTAAACGTTACTGTCTTAACAGCATCGATGCTGGTGTACAGAGCGTCTCTCAGATAGAACTTGGGAATAACTTTAGTATCCAAAAGCAATTTCTTACCCAACGGAGTGGGAACAGTTGCAGTTCTAGTCTCATAAGTCTGCTCAACAGAAGAGAACGAGAAGATACCCTCTACGTTATTGGATACAACATCGCCGTAGTCGAGGATTTGGATACCAGCAGGTCCAAGTTCCCAATCAGCAGCAGTGAGAACTTGTGACTGATAAGTGAAATCGTTGATTGTAGATGCAACGATAACCGACATACCTTGCTCAACAGTGTTGAGTGCATACGTGCCAGTCTTAGTTTGTTCTCTATCGAGTTTGAAAGTGAATGCGGATACTTCCTTGTTGGAACCAGTTGCTTGTCCAGGAGTAAAGGTGTCGTCATACTTAACCACCTGAGAGATTGATACGTTATCAACCCAACCACCAAGAGAGGTTGTAACAACGGGTGAAGCAACACCCAGCATACGTACCTTCTCAAGATTGGTATCGACAGTCGTACTTGTGATGCTGATTTCTTCGTTACCAGCAACATATACCTTATAAACGTAGTTACCAACGCTAGGAGAGGACTTAACGAAAGCAACGTGTACAAATCCTTGGTTGTTAAACGCTGTCCACATAGCAGTGCTTGCGGAGTAGTACGTATTTGCACCCAACTCCAATACCAACTTACCAAAGTTGGGACTTGTGGAATCACCATCAACACTCAAAGTTGCATTGGTACCTGTGTTAGGAATAACTTGGAACAGGAGTGGTTTAGATGCTTGTGCATTGTATTGAGTGGTGCCAATAGCCATCCAAGCTTCGCAAGTCCAATCAGTTGCAACATCAGCAGATCCATAATCAAGCAGGACTGTATTTGCAGCAGCAGTTGTTGATGCAGATTGAGCACCATACTTGAACTTAGAAGCGTCTAAGGTGGGAGCAGTACCCCAAGTAACTGTCAGATCATTGTTATAAGTCGAATCTGCGCTATCGGTAGTCTCGAAATCAAGGATAGCGATTTCGTTAGTTTCGATCTTGTTACCAACAATGATGGTATCACCAGAGTTATCATTTGTAATAGATGTTGGTTTGAATCCAATACCCTGATCTTGCTTAACATAAGCAGCAGTCAGTACGTTGTTGGTGTTCCAAGAGACCTTGAAGATAACCGCACGGTGATCATTATATGAATACTTAACATATGCACCGACATCAATGTTACCAAAAATATCGAACTTGCAACCAGTCGAGTGAATATCATCAAAAGTTGCACCAGTTGGAGCAATAATCTTAGCAACTGAAGGAGTCTTGAGATCATCAGGACTAAACTTCATATAGAGAATACCGACTCTGTTACCACTAGAAACGTTGGTAGCAGTAGCAGTTACATATCTAGATCCATAATCATCCTGAGTCATCTTAGGATTGGTGAATCTATATGCAGCATTTCCAAATTGACGACTCCACTGAACCTCAATAGTTGCAGTATCGTAGTACGTTTCACCAATAATGATATTACCAACACCAGCAGGGTCACTTTCACCAACAAATACAGTCTTATCATTACCGATGTAATGAAGATCAGTTAGTTTCTCAGTGCCACTTGCAGAACAAATCTTACGCTTCTCTTTTACAGAACCATCAAGGTTCAGCAAACCGATCCACATATCATCTGGACTCGGTGAGTTGGTATCAGTAGTACCACCAACATAAATCTGACCGTCTTCGTCAATAGTGACAGAAGAGATATAGTCACGACGAGTAGCACCAGAAATACCAGCAATCTCACGCTGCCATACAGGAACAGCAGTAGGATTGTTCAGACCATCAAAACCAGACCTATACTTAGCAACAACCAAGTCGGGGTTGTGAGTCAGGTTGGTAGAGTTTGGAATAGTCTCACCAACTACGTAGATATTGTGGGGAGTTGAGTTCTCAATGTAGATTCTATTGAAGATGCACTTCTTATCACCTGTGGCAGGTGCCAGAGGCAGCATAGTACGTGTCCAAAGCAGTCTTCCATCACTGTTGAACTTGGCAATCAGACCACCAGAGTCTCCACTTACATCATCAGCGTGACCAACAACATAGAATGTACGGTCATCTGCAATAGCGACATCAACAATCTTACAAACTCTATTTTCGCCACTGCTATTTTCTTTCAGGACTGAGAGAGCATATTGTGCTTTCTTAAATCTCTGTGGGTGTGAAACACGAATTTCTGGGGCTTCATTTTCGTCATATCCAGAACCAGAGTTGATGATATTGACTTTCTTAACAGCACCAGATTCTTCTCTCGTAATAGAGAGTGCAAAGTCCTGACCAGAACCACTAACAACCTGGTAAGTCGGAGGAATATCTTCAGAATAACCAAGACCTTCTTGAGAAACCGTTACTCTCTCCACACCAGAGACGACTTTAACTCTGTACGTCTTATTGGTTTGATCGATAATAGGAATACTATCAACGATAATTTCATCACCAGCTCTCAGATCGTGCTCATCAACTGTAGTGATTCTGCCGTAAGGGAGATCATCAATGATGGATGAAGTATATCCAGTGATGTCAATACCTTTAACAGAATTGACCTTTGCAGATGCACCATAACCACCAGTGCCTTCATCATCAAAGTACAGTTTGTCATTGACTTTATAAGATCTACCAGCATTCTCAACCACAAATCCACTAATTTGAGCATCCTCAAACTTAGTAGTAGTGTCAATTTCAATATCAACCTGAGATCTAGTAGAGACACGAGGGTAGTAATCGAAGAGTTGCAGCACAGGTTCTTCTGAAATCTCAATCATCGCATCGATTTCAGTCTGCTGAATAACTCCGTCTCTATTACTATCTTCGATCTCGAAGATGAAAGTATCACCAAACTCAGTTACAAGAGTATCGGTATCTGCATTAGGTTGACGATCAATGTCAATATCAACATCTTGATATGGATCACGGAAACGAACAACATCACCAGGAATGTTTGTTTGTACTGCATCCTGTGAATAGTTCCACTTATCAGGTGTGGAATACAGTTGAGGACCACAAACGTACGGGAAGACAGGAAGACCTGCTTCTGATGCATCAATAGCAACAAAATAAGCGTAAACACCTTCAGGGTATTCTGGTGTCTTACAATATCTACCATTATACTGGTCAAGATCACCCTGCTGGAAGACGTACTCGTAGTCTTCAATAAATGAACCAGCTGGTTCAGCTGTTAGCAGAGGACCGTCAGCACGGACAGGGTTGGGGTTGGTATCTTGATCGTACAGAAGAACTGGTTTGATTCTGTAAGAAGATACAACTCTCTTGATACCAGAAGACTGGTCAGCAGCATCAATGTAACCATAAGGACCATAGATGGGGTTACCATCATATGCCCAACCAATGATTGGAGAGTGTCTGAGACCTGTCTCAAGTTCTCTCAGATTACCAGTTGCAGGATCACGGAAAACATTATCACCAAGAACATACCTAAGTTGCTTGGGATCTGAGAGGTGAGCATACTCACCACCATACTGAGTGTTAAAACCAGCGAACACATAACCACGGGAGGGATCGAAGAGACCATCCAGTTCTGTCTGAAGGTTCTTAGTCCACTCAAATACATTTGCGTTGAACACAGCATTCTCACCAATCGCCTCAAGACGAATAGTGGTAGTACCAGTTGCATAACCAACACCACGGTTTTCAACGGTAACACCGAGAACTTTACCAGCGTCCTCACCAAACTGACCGATAATTGCTTTACCGACAGCACCATAACCTTCGCCGTTGATAACAACTCTTGGGGGAGAAGTGTATCCGTTACCAGAAGCAATAATAGCGATGGATACAATACGACCATTAATGATGATCGGTTGTGCAACCGCACCTTCACCAGAGTTCAGTTTGATGTCAGGGGAAGATGTATATCCAGAACCAGATGAAGTAATAGCAATACTTTGAATAGGACCACGTACTTCTGCAGTTGCAGTTGCACCAGTACCATTACCACCAGAGATAGACACTGTGGGAGAAGAGGTGTATCCCTCACCAGGTGTCTCAACAAGAATCTTACTTACAACACCATTGGTAATAACTGCGGTTGCAGTAGCGCCGAAACCGCCGCCACCAACAATAGATACCAGAGGTTGTGTGGTGTATCCTGTACCACCATTAGTAACGTCAACAGAGAACAGAGAACCATTAACTGTTACATCTGCAGAAGCACCAGACCCTTCACCACCTGTGATTTCAATGAGTGGTTTATTTGCAGCGTCATAACCAGTACCAGCATTAGCAATATCGATACTGGTAACACCACCAAATTTAACTTTGGTTTGTGACTTATAAGACCAGGCAGCAACACCGTTAACCCAAGCACCGATAGGACCGAAGTTAATATCTTCACGACGAGAGACCGTCTCAACATTCAGAGGGAAACGAGACAGTTTACGCTGGTTACCAGGAAGAAGTGCAGATCCAATAAACGGACCAACCTTATAGTTGGGAATACCAGTTGTTGCAATATAAGCGTAATCGCTATTAAAGAATGTGTTCTGTACGTTAGTAGTATAATCTTCAATAGAAGCATTAATACTTTCTACATCAGACTTACCCTTATTCAAGTCAACAGACATCAGGATATTACCCTGAGGTGCGTTAGGAGCAGGAGCAGCAATCTGATATGAGAAAATAGTGTCGCTAATACGTGAAGTGACAGCGAACGTACCATTAAAGATCGTTGGGTTTGCACCGTAGATAGTTACGGAGTCACCAACAAGCAAACCGTGATTATTTGTTGTATATACAGTTGCAGTTTGATTATTCAGACCACCAGGTTGGATTTCATTAACCTGAATCAGTTTTTTGACGTTATACAACCAAGAAGTGACCTTTTCATCTGTAGAAGATGAACCAAGAGACGCAACATTCAGTTTATCTGTGGGTAGGTAGTAAGAACCAGTATCATTCAGGACAGTACCAGTTGCCTCGGCAATACCAAGAATACGCATCTTGACTTCGGTATCAAGATTACGGTTGATATAAACAAAGATGTCAGATTGAATTTCGGAACCAGCATCCCAATCTTCAACAACACCGTTCTTAGAACGAGTACACTCGATGAACTGGTTAAGGGATTTCTCTTTATATTGTACGTACTCTTCATCACCGAGGATGATTAGACCATTTCTTTCTGGCCAACCAATGGTAGAGTCAACAGTGATGATTGAATCTGTTTGGTTAACTGGTTCTACGAGAGTCGTCTTATAGGGAATCGTGAACTTACCCTCAAGAGTTTCCTCGGAAATGGACAGTTCGTAGATAGTTCCTACACCAGTGTTGATAGCAATAACGTTTTCAACCAGGCAGGTTGCGTTTCTAACATTAGTATCAACAGCATCCGCGTACTGGAACAACTGTGAGTCAATGATATTGCGGGGATCACCGCTAATCAGTTCAACACGAAGAATCGTCTCAACGCTCCAAGTTGCGTCAGACGGTTTGATGAGTTCGTCTTTAGGATATGATACGTCAACATCTTCGGAGAACAGGATCTTGAAGAGATACTCTGTTGCAATCTTCGTACCCTTGGAGAGGTAGAAGTCTTTAATGGTCTTGATGATCTGCGGAGCATTGACTTTTTTATAGTCAATCGGCGCATTAGGCAAGAATTGATTTACAAAACGCTCATACAGGGTACGTGCAAAGAGTGCATCGAGGTTTTCGATGACTGTACCTGCCTCGTGAGAGGATTGGATGCTATCAACTTCCTGAGTGAATACTTGGTTACCTCTGATGTCGTAGTTAGCAACACCAGATACACCACGCTTACAATTCTTAAATTGTGAAGGCTTATAGTTCTCGCCGTGAGAATGCAGGGTAAAACCAGTAATTTCACCAAAACCAACGTCACAAGACGCTGCAGCTGCCTTTGGTTCCGCAATAAAGACTGTAGGAGGTTCAGATTCGGAATATCCATCACCAAAACTGGTAATATTGATGTCAGTGATCTCTCCGTTGAAGATTGTTGCTACAGCAGTCGCGCCAGTACCACCAATGGGATTACCAGACAGATCTTTGCGATTATCGACGATATACACGGAAGGAGCGTCTGTATAACCAGATCCGCCCGTCAAAAGTTCAATATCCGTCAATTTACCGCCAGTTACGGAAACATCGAGGATTTGTGCGCCAATGGGATCAATAATTCTGCATCTAGGCGCAGAAGTGTAACCTCTACCACCAGAAATGATCGTAACGCCGTTAACTCTGCCCTGATCGTCTAAAGTTGTTACGGCAGAAGCGGAAATTGGGTTTACAGCGTCTTCAGTCGGAGGATCGATATAAACTGCAGGAGGAGTTGCATAATTAAGTCCTCTTTCAATAACAGTGATGGAACCAGGTACAATAGATCCATCAGAGTCAATCTGAGAGTCGGAAATCTTTGCTCCGCCAGGATTTATGAATGAAATCGAAGGGATAGAGTCATATCCAGAACCAGAAGACTGTACGTTGATTGCAGTGACTTGACCACTCTCATCATCGACAGTTACAGTTGCTTTTGCAGGAATACCAGAGGGATCTGCAGGATTATCAAAGATAATGATAGGTGGGTTCACCGAAGTGTAACCCTGACCACCATCAATCAGAGTAATATCCTTAATACCATTGACAAGTGCCTCAGCAGTGGCATTTTCGCCAGTAGTATCTGCAGGAGTTAGGATTGTGGTCTTAGGAGTAAAATTAATGCGGTATCCACTACCACCATTTTTTACAATGATGTCTTTGAGTTGACCGTTCTCAATTTTACTAATTGCACTAGCTGCTTTACCAAATTCTGGAGCAATTAGTTCTACAGCACGTACTGACAGAACAGTACCAAGAGAAAGTGCTTGTTTGAGGATAATCTTATCCTCGTAGATGGTATAGTCACTAAATGGTGTTTTTACAACACCATCAACTGCTACCAAGCAAGAAATGGTAGACAGGGGAATATAAGGTGCACCACCAAGGGTGAGAGAATATACTTTTTGATCTTGATTATCAACTGCAACAGTTAGGTGATCCAGTTTACGAACTGGCACACTGGTATAACCAATAAGGTACTCAATACGGGTAACAGCAGTAGAACCCTGAATAATTACTGGAGGAGTTTGGAAACGGATGTTAGATCCATCAAGGAAATAGTCTACATCTGGTTCCAGTTGAATTCCATTGACAATAACGCGCAGATACTCGGCAGCAGAGGGCGTTACAGGAGTTCCGAGGAGTTTTAGAGGGAAAGACGTACGACTTCCGTCAAACAACAACTTGATACTCTCAAGTTCTTGGATCTTCTTGTTAAATTCGGCAAGATTGACTCCAGGAGTGAAAACAACCTCTGGAGACTTGGAAATCTCTTCATAGTAGATGATTTCATTGTCAATCTTGATCGTACCGTCTCTTTCGAGGAAATAATCGATGTTTTCTACATCGATATTAATATCGGAAGGTCCAACACGGTTCAGAACGATAGATTCCGACCCAATAAAGTTCGGATCGTACTCACCCGAACTAATATCGGTGTACGATAAGATGTTATTGAGAATATCGTAAGGTTTACCAGATTTCTCCTGAGATCTGTAGTATTCTACAATCAGATCAACAAAAGCTTGATCCTCTTCCTTGATAAAGGCAGGAATCTGGTCCTTTACTCTCTGGGATACCTTAATTGACTTCATTCTGCGTTTTCTGCCGTCTAATTAGAAGCAAGCGTCGAATTCTGGGAACTCAAACACTGTCGTCGGATAATCAATGATATTTATCGAGGTTCCGTCGAAGTTAATTGGCGTAAAGTCGAACGGATCGAAGTTCGGAACTACTGTTCCGTCAATGGTGTAGTCAATCGTGATGACTTGTGGGTTAAAGATCGTAGGATCAACACCTGTACCGATATTTACGTTTCCAGACGCAATCAAAGCAGTAATCGGAATACGATTTGTGCCATCAGGCGTAGTTTGGACGTTAATAGGTCCAAGACAAACTTCGCCACTCTTATAGTTGACTGTTCCAACACCTTTTTTGAGGATAACCTCTTTCTCATCAAGTTTTGAGACCATAATCAGTTCACCCTTACCGTCATCACGTACATTTACAGGCAAAAGTGCCGATGTATCGTTATCGATGAACGTACTGGTGCTCAGAACTGAGTTTGTAGTCAACTGTTGTGACTGAACTGCCAGTTCGAGAAGATTTTCGGTGTATCCAGTCGAATAGAACGTACCTGACTTAACAGAAGAGAACTTAGGATCGCAAGTTCCGCCCCCACCAGCGCCAGTACCAGTTGTACCACCAGAAATGTCACTAGGATTGACAATTTCGTTGTTAAAATCGACACATTGGGTAAACGTACTGCCAAATGGGAACCCTTCGACGTTCAAACCGAGGGTCATTGAGGTCTGATTACCAACAATCGCGTTATTTGAGTTATCTACCATCGACTGGAAGGCAGATGTGTCGATTCTGCCGTTAAATCTGTTGGAAGAACCCTGATTATTGTATTGATCGATAGCAGACAACACAGTTGTCGCCATTTCATTGTTGGAAAGGTTGGTTCTAGTGCCATCGAAGAAGACGTACGACTTCGGACGGATGTATAGAGTGGTAGGATCGATGATGACTGGTTCGATTGCCGCCATCGAATACTTCAGAAGGTCATTCTTGATACGCTTCTTAGTTGTTTCGTTCAGTGCTGCACCACTTTTGGTTTTGACAGCAACAAATACCTTGCCATAGATCGGGGGAGCAAGTCTTTCACCACCATAGGCAGTAACAGACTTTGCCATCGGATATACCATCTTGGTGATATACTCATAGTCCGACTCAGTAACCGCTCTATTCTGCGCTGAGAATGCCCTAGGAGCGTTATATTTAATGCTAACGATGTCTTCCCCTACCTCACCGTCTTGAGAGGCGTCTACGGTCGTTACAGAGATGTTAGAGGAGGGTATGATGCGACCAGTGTTATCAACGGCGCGACCAATGAAAGTAAACTTTTTACATCCATTAGCAAGGGGACCATCTGTACGTACATACTTGAATCTGATGATCTCACCAGCAATCAATTCTCTACCGATGATACCATCACCAAAGATGACTTTATATCTCAGGTCATCAGTCTCTTCTAGAAAATAACCACGAGTAGTACCATCAACTCCAACAATATCAGTAATCCTATTGTACGTGTCGATCTCCTCTGATTGAGCATTAGGAGAAATACTAACGTAAAGCAGATCTGTATCAACATTATCAACGGGAATATCATAACCACGCTTCTTGACATCCTCAACGGTGTACTTGTACGTTAACAAGTTGCCTTGATAAACGACAGTTTTATTAAATTCTGCAATGCCAGTAGTCTGATCTACAGCAACCGTCAGATCTTGAGGCAGAGTGAACAGATAAGATTCACCATCCACGGAAGATACGAAAGTATCACCCTGTGGCAAGGTTACTGTTGAGGGGAAAGTTGTGCTACTACCAACATATTGCGTCTGTACAGCGAAATGCAAACACGCTTTTGACGCTTTGATGGATCTTGGTGTATAATTAAGTTGCTTCGCAATCTTAACAACGTTGTCTCTAATCGTTGCAGATTCAAGGAACGCCTCATTCATCGCCATATTAGCGTTGAACGCAGCATAGTAAGTGTTATATGCCAGTACGTCTAACAAATACGACGCAGCAGAACCCTCAAAGTCGTAATCAGTAAACTCAGTTCTAGTTCTCAGATACGATCTGATAGATTCTTTGATCTCTGTAAAGTCCAGAGATGTTAAATTTGAAGGGATTGCTGCCATCTGTTAGGTTCTCTCTAGGAGGAAATCAACTGTTTGTACTAAAGTCTCACCAACAATAGTGTAGTCTACCTCTATATCTAGGGTATTATCATCATCTCCAGGATTGATACGTACCTCATTCAGTACGACTCTGGGTTCAAATCTTGCTACTACGTTCTTGATCTCTTCTTTTAGATCTTCTCCCAAAAAGACATCATAGGGTTCAAATAGCATTTCTCTCAAACGAGACCCTGTGTTGGGTTGAAAGGGTCTCTCGTACATACCTGTGGATATTAAGTTGCGGATAGACTGCTTAATAGCGTTCTCATTCTTTACAACAGAAAAATCTTCAGTATTAGGATTCGCCTTGAATCCAATACTGAAGTCCTTAAATGCTCTGCTGAGCGTTCTATCTGCTCTAAATTTGTATGCCATTAAGTGTCAAAGCGTTCGACGTAATCATCGAAACCACCTTCACCACCACATTGTCTAGATAAACGATCCGTAGGGGGATCGTTGGGTTTGTTTCGGTTCAAGTATTTATCAGCGCGGGGGTCGGTTATTAGAACCATCCCACTTTTAATGAAATCTTGACTTTGATCAGGGATAGGACTGTTTGCCATTGTGCTCTGTAGATGAGGACAGAACTTTTATAGCGGTTACTATCGCTGTTTAGTATTTATCGCTTACCCTGACCCCTGTAACGCTTGCGTGCCTTATTACGGGAACTTGAAGCGTACTTGGTGTGCTGACCGTTACCTTGACGAGTTTTCTTGGGAACCGATTCAATCAGCTTCTGACCAGAGAGACCAACTTTTGCGCGTGCCATAGAATTGTGTGTAGGACTCGCAAATTATAGCACGATTATCCAGCGAGGACAGTAGGAGAACCATATGCAACCACTGACTTACAGGGCCAAGAAACGAATGGTTTACCAATGCCAAGAGGGTCTAGCATTCTACCAATAGGTCTCTTCAGAGCGTACACTGTAAACGTTGTTGCCTCACACATACGGAAGTGACCAACACCACCCATATCTTCCACTGTGAGCATACCGCAAGTAGTGGGTGTTGGGATAATACACATTGCCTTACCACAAGGGCACAGGTAATTAATGATGTTTGCCGTGGTTGATGTATGTGGTGTAAACGTGTCACCAAACAACATAACGGGCAAACCGTTGACTAGCACAGTTGCTCTAAGAGGATTGACCGCTTCAAGTGGAATTAGCGGTTGAGGTGCCCACCAACAAGTAAGGTCCTTAACAACGATGCCAAAGGGGATAGGAGGCGTGCCACAGGGTTGTTGATTGTGGATAGATGCGGGTACGGGTAGTCCGTGTCCAGAACAAGGAAGACCGTTAAGAGACGCAACTGGTTTTAGAATTCCTAATGCCATCAGTCAAACGTAATATCGCACTCATCAAAGTACGGGTTACCATAGTTATTTAACGTTTCATCCAGCAAACGCGCAGATCCTGTTGAGTAGTTTCTCCAAAGCATACTACCCTCGTACGGTCCCATCTCAATATGGTTGTCATCATTGATACGCTTGGGGTCAATAGCGATAGCAGCGTGCTGCACTTCATTCAGCGCAAGGCATCCTTGGAATGGTGGATTGGAGCAAAGGTCGTTTGCGGTAATAGGATTGCCACTATTGTCATATCCAGAGTTTACAGTTAGCACACCATCTGTAACAAAGTTGTGCCAGTTGTCATTACTGAACTTACCACCGCTACAACTGTTCAATGTGACACTGTTATACGTACCCCAACCAGCTCCACCTGTAAAATTACCCGTGTTTGACTGTGATGTGCTGGTCTGCCCTGTATTAGGATCAGTGGTAGTAGTCTCGCTGTACTCATATGAGGTCCAGGTAAACGGGGAGAACGTACCGTAGTTTCCTGATCCGATCCAAGTTTCCAACTGATCAAGCTCTGTCATACCCTGATTAAGACCATAGTCAAAGGTATTTTCGTCACCACCAAGAGGAACGAACGCATATTGACCGCTAGAAGTCTCATAGCAGCGCCCTTTAGCATCACCATTAGTGCAAGGATGCGTTTTTTCATCTCCAGTACCACCAGATTTAGGTACTTTGCGCGGTCTAGTGAGTTGTGGACGCCCCAAAGACTTCAACCAGTTCATAAAACGAGTGTTTACAGCCGCACCTGCGCCACTTACGTCACCATCTACTTGAATACTTACCTTCACTTTCGCAAGATCTAGTTTAGAAGCGCAGTATTTGTACGGCATCCACCCAAAAAGAAGTTCATTACCCTCCGAATCAAAGGATTGATACGGACAGGGGATGTCAAAGAAGCGTCGAACCCCATAAAGATTGCTCTGGGCAACCTCAACACACCCTCCAGGAAAGATTCCTGCCATACCATTGGACAGTTTTTCCTCAATCTGGTCCGCGTACGGTCTAGAACGTGAGAATAAATCACCAAGCATACCGTTGTTGGCGTTAAAGTCGCCATCTAAACCGCGTAAATTGCCAAAGAGTGCCTGTTCATCATAGTATTGCGCCCAATCTGACCACCCTTTACCAGAATCTGGTTGGAAACACAGACCAGGAACAATCTTATCGCAGAACTTTTGCTTCTCTTCTGCGTTAACATCACCCATTTTGATGTATCCACGCGGATATATGGTTGTCTTCTCAGTGTTAAACAACTGAGAGTTCTCTAGAATGATGTCTCTATCTGCCTGCAGTGCCGCATTTGCGCTTGCATCGTTGTTACCGAACTGACTGAGAGAGCGTTTGATCTCCACTTCATAGGGGTTCATACCCTCAGCAACGTACTTGTCCTTCCTAATACCCGTCTCACGGTCTACCACAAGCACTTTAGGGCGCGTACCAGGGGAGTATCCACGACCTTTATTGGTAATAATTACGTCAATGATGGAACCATTGTCATCTAGAACCGCTTTGAACTCTGCTGCTTCGAGTGTTCCGTTGACATCAGACTCAGTAACGAAGGATTTGTTGCTAATTTTGGATGCAGACCTACGTACTTTCTTGTCAAAGCGTTTGAAATCCGTCTCATCCTCTACATCTAGCTGTACTTTTGTCGAAAAATCATCCTCAAAGAACTCATCTACGTTAGATCCCGAGTCAGCGAATCCCTGTTCGCGCAATACCTCAGGGAATTCGCAGGAAAGTTGTGGATTTACGTAGTCTTTTCCCGAATTAATGATCTTAACGCTCTGTACTCTACCCTTTTTATCGATTTTTGCTTGTAATACCGCCTCATCTATCGTACGTTGCGGGATCAAAGCGTTCTTATCGATCTCTACACGCATATAGGAGACCTGTTTAGGGAACTCAAACACTCCCCAGAACGCTCCTTTGTTAGGAATTCCGTATCCTGCCAGTACAGTGATGACACCATTGTTAGCAGAAGTGAAGTTTTGACCGTATGTGAACGCACTTCCTTGCCCTTCTTGTTGCAAAGAAGACAATTCCATATACCCACAGTTCATCTCATCACCAAAATAGCGACAAGCAGTGATCATCCAACCATTAATACGCTCACCAATCTTAAAGAAACCGCTACCAGTGAGGTATCTAAAGAAGATACGGTGGTCATCTGTACCTGCTGTCCAGAAAGATTCGTTTGCACCTGGTGTTAGATCAGGAGCATCAACAAACAATGTGGTCTTTTTAGTTACCCAAGCATCCTGACGGATCACATAGTTATAGTTGTGGTACGTTAGAGTGGGCTCTGGCGGTGTACTGTCATCCCTGTAAGAAGTAGGAAGACACGGTGCATCAGTCTCAAAGAAGTTAATACCATAGATCGGTCCATTCCAGGGGTACGATGTGTCGTACAGGTAGAATACAAACTGACCTTCAAAGGCATCGTGAAAGTTGATTGAGCGGGGCACTGCTGCCTTCACAGCGCCGTTCTTTCCATAAAACCACTCAAAGTATGCATCAGTGTCTAATAGGTCAACACTGTTGCCCCAACCACGAGAAGACGTAGCAGGCACACCATCTCTATCTTTCAGGTAATCCATAATGGTGTATGGTGTACCGTACGGTCTTCTATTACCGTTACTATCGTTATCTGATACCCAGTCATACCAACTTGATCTATTAACTAGACCAGTGCTCTGTGGACCACCAATCTCCTCATACCGTGCAATGGCACGAGGACCTGGTGTAAGAGTTACGTACCCAATGATACCTTGATACCGATACTCTTCACCTCTTGGGTCATTACAATCTGGTACACCAGATACACCAGTCTCCAGGTTATTTTCAACTACAGGATTGACCGTATAGAAGTCGTTAGGACCTCTTTTACTGTCTCCAGGGTGTCTATAGTGGTAAAGGGGTCTTATCGCCTCTCCAGTGACCAGCAAACCGCTGCTGTTGGCGTTTGATTCACTGGTCCAGATATACCCCAGATTCTCTCCACCACCATTACCAGTCTCTAGTTTGTGATTCTTCTCACTACTATTGTACACAGAGCGAAGACGCACTGTACCACTTACTGAATCTCTCAGTGTAGTGAAGTACCTTGCGCCTCTCTGACGTGGTTCTCTATTGTATGACCTATGCTTATGTTCGTCTTCCTTGACTTCCTTGTTCTTACTATACAGGTGGTTCCTCAACTTACCTGAATAGAACCTAAAAATAGTTCTTCTTTCACTGGCGCAGAATGCTACGCAAGTCTCTTGTCTCTCGCCAATATAAAATACCTCATCCTTTCCAAACTTATACCCACCAGGACCATTGTCCTCGTACGTTATCTGGTATCCGTTTGGAACGTTAGCAGCATCTGCTTCTGCACCCGACCAAGTTTTATTATAATCTTCGGAGTCAACGGGGTTCTCATAAGAGCGCCCCGTCTCCTGTACGTAAATTGCCACTAATCACTAGAGAGTTTCTCTTCGATTTTATTTAGTCGCTCAAACAGATTATCAAACAGTTTTGTCAGGTTACTGTAGTCAGTATCACCAGGGATTTTATACTGAATCATATCAGCACCGCGTGATAGCAGTTGTTCCATTCTACCAACGCGCTGTGCAAGATTCGTACAAGTCTTGGCAATCATTTCAAATCGCCACTCGTTCTCTTCTTCTTTATTAGCAAAGTTGGGGATCTCTAGATCCTGTGGGATTTCAAAGTCTTCAGACATTAAAAATAATTGATGTTAAGGACAACACGGTACTTCTCGTTAGTAGTAGACGTACCGCTATGAGGGGTGTTCACAGGGAATTTTACCAGACGGTTGGCAACAGAGTCAACCCTTCCATTATGGAACTTGGTATATCCGTCATTACTATTAAGATAAAGGATAGCAGTCGTTGCTCCTTCAAACTCTTCACTACCATACTCACCACAATCAGTATGGAATGCATACTCTTGTAGACTATCCGTATGGTGATTCAGGTTTGCCTTAATACGGATGAGCGCACGCGGTTGTAACAGGTTGATAATAGGCAATACGTACTCATACATCTGACTTAATGGTTGACCATTACCATACAGGTAGTTTACCATTTGCCAGTTGTAGATTTCTGCTGCTTGTAGTTCAGGATCAAACATCCGTGCTACGTGCATTACCTTCGCCTTATTCACAAACCAGGGAAAATCCTGACCCGTAAATGCTTCAGAGATACGTTCAAACTCCTCAGGAGGTAAGAAGTTATCAATGATTTCTAGATTTGCCAATGGATCCATAGTCTTTAGAATAGTTACGACGCTCGCGGGGGCGCGGTTTTTGAGGCTAGTCAATAAAGCTCGATGCATTCAGTTTGGTTTGGATACTTCGCCATAGGTTCTGTACCTTGGTGAGTTCCTTGCCGCCCTGAACATCTGCTTTGTATATGAGACACCACTGTGCTGAGTTGCACAGTAGTTTGCGTTCCGCATCAGTGAGTGTGATAGTCCACTCAGTCGGTTTCTCTGTAGGGTCCATAGAGGTTAACACGTTGTGCGATTTTCTGCAGGATTGCATCGCACTCATCATAGCGATCTTTTTTGAATGGTCCAACCGTATTCGATTGGTAGTAACGAACTGCATTATATACAGTTTTGAGTTCATCAGTGGTGAGGAGTTTACTCATTAATTTTGCGAAGAATTACAGAATCATCTTGGACATCATACTCTAGGGTGTCGCCATAGTCCCATCCTGCTTCATCTAACAGAGCATCTGGTAAAGTAATGAACAGATCTCCGTGTTCATCCTCCTCCACTGGAAGAATGTATCTTTGTGACATTAGACTTTACGAAGTACGTATCGTATATGTGGTATATAGGACTTTACGTACTCTAGACGTGAAACGTCGTTTGCTTTCTGATGTAATAGAATACCTTCCCCTAGATAGATCGCAGCGTGCTTCAGACGCCCCCTAGAGGACGTTATATGGGGTTCTGAGGAGTCGAATGACATCACTAGGACATCATACTTCTCCAACACAGACATATCGAATAATTCTTTTTCTTCTGACTCTACGACAGACTCCCACCCTTCGCCAGTCCACAGATCTCTTACGAAGTCTCGAAGGCGAAGTGAGTAGTCTTCCTTACACGTGTGATAACCTGTACTCTTGCCAAACTCGAAGAGCAGGTTGAAACATCCACCACCTCTCTGACCACCCCAAGGGCGACCTAGAAACTCACCGTACTCCTCAGAGTATTTTTCCATCAACTTGTCACTCATAATTTTTCTCCGAGAATTTTTTTGTATATGGGGGGACCCAAAGTGCGATTTCGATAATATATGCTCCCCTATACTGTTGTAGGTTAGCAGAGGGGACCCTTTTTAATATGTCGAAAGTGTCAACAATCGTCCCCCACATTCACAGAGTAGCAGAGCCCTTCGGTCACATAATAATCGATGAGTTGTTTATACTCAGTGTACCACGGTTCTTGTTCAGTGTCAACCAAATATTGCACCCACTCGATGATCTCTTGAGGGGGCAGATTACCCTCCTCATAGAGTTCAGCGAAGATCGAATACTTCTTCACGATTGTGTAGTGTAATCGAGGTCAATATCCCCATAGGATTGATCATCAAACTCTAGGTCCTCAAATATATCTTCCGAGGTATCTTCGAGCATTTGATCAATCCAATCGTCTGCTGTAGTTAGTGACATCAACTCCTCTTCGTTCATTGTCAATAATCCTCCGAGTCTATTTGATAGTTTTTACCTTGACGGTTCTTGTTAGTTTGTGTGTCATCGAGAGTATCACTGTACGTGTCGCTCGATTTCTTTCTACTACCGTAAGCACGTTTCTCTCTCAAACTCTTAGGACGGTTTGATCTATAAACGTCGTTCCGTTTGTATGTACGACCCATTGAAATGTGTTGGATAGGTGTTCTTCAGTGGACAACGGTAATATAGAAGATTTTTCAGAATTTGTCAAAGGTGTGTCAGAAACTGTTTCGTCCCTATGTGTTGACAAACCCTCGCTCGTGTGCTAACGTCCTAAGGTTGCAACATCTAGGAGGTTTCTAACACTTTATTCCACAGTTTAGATATACTTTTCCACAAGGATGTGGAGAGAGATAAAATACATAACTATGTTTTTTTAACCATTTATTTATTACGGATTAAACCACCGTAAGTTACTATAATGGTCATTTAGTTTGTCTCCGTCGATGTGTCTAACCTGTTGGTAATACTGGTCATTAGTTGATATAAAGGCGTCTGCACATAGACGCGCAATTCTTCTTACTACTGTCTTACCATTTTGTCTTAGTGTTACTCTCCTATAACCATTTTCGTTTAGATGTGTGTTTAACTCTCTCCACTTGCCATACTTTGTGGAAAACACATTGCCGTGTTCGTTGATAAAATATTCTTCGTAATTAGGGATGGGTTTGTATAACGTACCGTCTTGATCTTTGTACGTTGTTTCATCTACTTTGGTGAATGAGTAAATCATATTAAAAAGGTGCAATGTTGAAGGATAATGCAATTCTATTGCCGTGACCATTGTTCTCATATCCGTGTTGGATATTAGGGGGATGGATGATAACATCTCCTTCATTATGTGGGATCTCTGCTTCTAGTTGATTGAAGGCATTTTGTCCAGTATAGTTCATCTGAAGCACAGGATAATGTGGCGAACCGATATAACGGCGAAACTTCATTATACTATGCTTTTGAATATCGAAGTTGATGTAATATGTGCCCGAGTATATTACATTGCTGTGTTCGTGTGGTGCATACATTCCCCCTTCATTTGTCAATTCGATGTATGAATCAACAATGGAGATTTTATCGAGAGCATAATTGTAAGATGACTTATTTGCCTTGTGTACAGCATCAATAATCATCTCTTTAATTGGTGCTAATTGTGGCATCTCTAGTACGTTATCTGGACCGAGTTGAGTAATACCACGGGAGATATATGGGCGCGGTTCGTTCTTCACTTCCTGGAGTCCTTGAATATACTCCATCAGAATAGTTTTGTGCTCGATGTGATCTTTGTTGATATATCTTGCCACAGGAGTCATAAACAACCCGTACGCAGTTGCGTCCGAAATGTTTTCAAAACCGTCGCTAAGTGTCACTTCCATAGTGTTAGATAAGACAATAAAAAAGGAGGGGTTTTATACCCTCCATTATGTATCATTTTGCGTGATTTGTCAAATGTTTGTCAGAGGGTTGGTTATTAACAAACTTGAGACGGATAGGGCGAGAATTGATACGAATAGCGTTTGCAGTACGTTGTTCACGAGACATTTCAAAGTTGATCGAGTTGGCGTTGAATAGTGGCGTTACGCTCATTGATAACATCGGACAAAGTTGAGTCCATTAGTTGAATACCAAGGTTTGCACCGAGGATAACAAAGAGAGCAACAAAGAAGATACGCATTTGTGTTAGTGAAGAAGGTGAACTTAGGGTTATCAGGCGAAGATGTAACCGTTGTCAAATTCTTCAGTCACAAACTTAGATTGTCCGTTGATTGCGCCTGCAAACTTACGAACAAACCACTTATAGTTCTTCTGAAAAACACCTTCACCATCAATACAAAACTCCTCGCAAAGTGCATTAAGACGAGATTTTGTAGTGACAGTTTGCCAACCACCATCGAAGATTGTCATATCGTTGTCAGAAACCTCAGCAATTTTGTTGCCGTGGAGACGTACAATAGAGACGCCAGATTCTTCGTTAAAGTGAACCGAAGTGTTGCCAGACTGCCAGTTGATGTTCTTCTGA